AGTCCTAATTTATTAACTGGAATGACTGGAACACAAGCGTATGCTATCAACCAAGCATTAGCAAATGTAGGTGCTGGTGCGATGATACATGGATTTAATTATGGATATGACTACAGCGTAGCTGGAAGACAATGTGCTATATGGGATCTATTTGGTTTTTGCTTGTCGGGATGGAACTATTCAGACGCAGGAGTTGCCACTGTTATCACAGATAGTAATAATGCTACTATCTACAGTTCATCTAATACGCACAATGGTGGTAATAATGGAACTTTTGGAACATACAGTAAACAATTTAGATTTGGAACTTCCAGACAAATAACTACACTTGGTGGCTTTGCTATGGCACCATGGACTAGTGGGAATGCCAGCATAACAAATATGTATAGCAATGCGGTATATACAGCAGATCCTTGTTTAGATCCTCTATCTTCACCATCATGTCCAGGTTATACTGCAGCATATTTTACTCAACAGTGTACTGCTAATCCTCTGTATAATTCTACATGTCCTGGATACGCACAAGCATATTTTACTCAACAATGTACTGTTAATGCAATGTTTGATCCTGCATGTCCTGGATACGCATCAGCATATCTAACATATCAATGTTCAATCAATCCACTGTTTAGTACTACTTGTGCTGGATACGCACAAGCATATCATGATCAACAGTGTTCTATAAATCCTTTACATGCCACTACTTGCACTGGATATGCTTCAGCCTATCATAATCAACAGTGTACTGCTAATCCTCTTTACTCTACAACTTGTTCTGGTTATGCTGAAGCATATAAAGCACAACAATGTTCATTAGATGGATTATACGACAGAACATGCCCAAACTATTCAACTGCTTATGCAACTAAAATGTTACTTGAACAACAAGGCACAGCAGGAACAGTAGCAACTGCAGGTACAGTGGCACGAAACGATCCTGCCAATCAACCTGTTTCTACAACAACTGCTTCAGCTACAGTTGGTTCAGATGGTGCAGTTTCTGTTGGGGTTTCTAAAACAGGTGATTCTAATGTGGACAAAGCAATTGCTTCTCCATCACCAACTACAAATTCTTCTGCAGCACCAACTGCTCCAGTTCAGTTAGCACCACCTCCACCTGCTCCACAACAACAAATGGCTCAGAATGAACCAAAGGGTGGTGGCGATAAACCTGAACCAAGAGGTGGAAATAAACAAGAGGATAAAAAAGATGATGCTCCGAAAGGCACTGGAGGCAGTTCTCCGTCACAAAATACTAATACTGCTCAAGCGTCATCTGATAAACCAGCAGCACCAACTGTCCGTCAAGCACTCCAAGAACGAAGAGAAGCTGCAGCAAGAGCAGAAGCAGTAGAAAAAGGTAAAAACCTTGCAAATGAAATGGGTAAAGTTGCTGACATGGAATCACAGAAACAAGTTCAAAATGTTGTGATTCAAGCAATGGGATTTACACCTGGTTTTGATTCATATGGTAAGACAATGTTACCAGATGTTGCTGGGTATAAACCATTCACAGTTTATAACAATCAAAGAAATATTGATAATCGTGCCAACCTAAGAATGTTTGGTGGTACTGATAGATTGCATAATGAAATGGTAGATTCTCAATACAACAAAGGAAAGTAAAATGACAGAAGAAATCAAAGATGTCAATAAAAAAATAGATGAAGCGGAAGCAGCAGTAAAAAAGTATGCCAGTAAAGATACTGTTATCAGTATCGGTGGTTATGAATTTACACCAGCAAAATTAATGGTCGCATTCACAATTGTATCTTCAGTTCTTGGTGGTCTATATGGGACATTCGAAGTTTATAAAGACTATCAGGGTATGAAGAAAAAGATTGCAGAATATGTGTCACCAGATCTAACTGAAATTTACAAGAAGTTAGAGTTGGTTCAGCAAAGTTCAGAAAAGTCTGTTCAGTATACTCAAGATATCAAGAATGATCTTAAAGCAGACATCCGTCGTCTAGAAGGTGTTGTTGATTCTGTTGAAAGAACAGCCAAGCAATCGCAACGTGAGACTGAAGTAGATCTTCGCAACATGAAGAAAGAAAACGAACAATCTCTGAAGCAGCTAAATAAGGACGTAGATGTTCGTATTCAGCGAGCATTGGATAACCCTTTAGCAAAATAATTATTAGAAAGCTGAGGTAATGTTGAACGATAAAAAATTATTTAAATGGCTCGGTATATTAATTCTGTTACCATTAGCATTAGCGTATTTTGGTGGTGACAGATTCCGCTATCCGTGCCAAGATCCCAAGAACTGGGATAAAGAGTTTTGTCAAAAACCATTATGTGATGTGACTAGAACATGTCCAGAGCATATTTTTAAGGGACAACGAGATCCCAGATTAGGACCACCTGATGAAAAAGCTGCTGCTGCGCCTCAAAAACCTGTTACACAAGGAGCAACAAACTGTGGAAAATAACCAAGAATTTATGTATACAGAAGAGCAGTTAATGGCTCGTTTAAGATTCTTTATTGGAATCTGTTTAGCATTAACATTAACAGGAATTGTTTTCGTTGTTCTTTACTCAATTATTTTTGTAACACAACCACTTAACGCAATTTCTCCAATCGATCAGAAATTTTTTGAGTTGATCATTCCTATCGCAACATTCCTAACAGGCACGTTGTCTGGTATTATGTTAGCTGGTAATGACAAAGACGCAAAGATGAAAGCATTAGACATGGCTTCTGGTGTTAACAAACCAACACCATTATCGCCAACACCTAGTCCGATGATGACTAGACCAGCAATGCCACCATCACCAATGCCAATGACAATGAACCCAACGCCAATGGCATACCCAGATCCAATCGAGCCAGTAATGGTTCCTCCAAGTGTCGCAGTTCCACCAAGAGTTGCAGTTCCACCAATTATTAAAAAACCAGGAGAATAACAATGTCCTTTGAATTTGAATTTACATCTCAGAAATTGTCACATATCATTCCAAATGCAGCATATGGTGTTGATGTTTGGTTTAACGAATTAAGCGAATTACTTCCAGTATTCGAAATAACAACAGTCGGTAGAGTCGCAGCATTCATTGCTCAAACTGCGCATGAGTCTGGTGGTTATCGTGTTCTGAAAGAGAATCTAAACTACTCAGCTGATGGTTTGAATAAGATTTTCCCAAAATACTTTGGAGCAAATCGCGACGCTAATCAATATGCTCGTCAACCAGAAAAAATTGCCAACGTAGTTTATGGTGGTCGTATGGGTAATGGTGATGAAGCATCTGGCGATGGCTTCCGTTACTGTGGTCGTGGTTTGATTCAGTTAACTGGTAAAAACAATTATGTTAATTTCGCAAACTACGCTGGTATTTCTCCAGAAGACGCAGCTGAATATTTAGAAACACCACGTGGCGCAGTTCATTCTGGATGCTGGTTCTGGTATGCAAATGATCTAAACACATTTGCTGACGCAGGCGATTTTGTTGGAATGACTAAGAGAATTAATGGTGGTACGATTGGTCTTGATGATCGTATCAAGCACTATAACGAAGCAGTTCACATTTTTGGAGCATAAGATGAAATACTTACTAAGTTTTTTTGTTGCATTTTCATTCGTTCTTCCAGCATATTCTGCAGACAAACCTGCCCCAAAGATTGATTGCTCTCAGAAAAAGAATGCTAGTAAAATTGAATGTAAAGAACCACCAAAATCTGATGTAAAACCACAGATTAAGAAACCAGAAAAAGTAGATCGTAAAGCTCCAGCTGCTACACAGAAAAAAGCAGCTGAAGAAAACGCTAAGAAATGATTTTCGATTTCTACGTTATGTTATTTCTTGAATTATACTTTTTACCGTATAGAATTATGGGCAGTATGCCTACCATGAACCATCATCAATAACTAAGTGAAGACCGAAAAACAAAAGATTTATTTTTAAAGTCCAAGTTTTCGGTCCACTTATTTCATCTTTACCATACTCTAATCCCAATCTCCAATGAAAGGGATTTGCAGTAATAGTGATAAACAATCCAGAATATTTTAACCAATTCATAATTACTCCTCTAATGGAACTTCATCAAACTTTTTTTCCTGAATAGTTTTTTCTTTCCAAATCTTTCTAGGATTACCGCACATTATACAGTGTGGCTGACCACAATCCATTGCGTGATGCTTAGCATATTTGTGTGGTTCTTTTACTTCGACACCATGCGCCTTCGCAATTTTAACTTGCCTTTTAACAGCAGTTTTTTTGCTATGAATACGCTTAGAATGTTGTTCTTTAGTTTGGGTATCACTCATTAGTATAGATCCTTTACAATATCACAGAGTCCGAGTTTTTTTGCTTCTGCTGCAGCAAGCCAGACATCTTGTGGTGGTAGAAGTTTGTCTCTAATTGTTTCTTCGTCTAATCCTGTGCACTTCTTATAATGCGATATTAACCTTTTGGTCACTAAATCAAATTCTTTAACTTGCGCAAAGAGTTCATGTTCTTTACCAAAAGAACCCCATGAGTATTGATGCGAAAGGATAGAAGTGTTTGGCGTAAGAACACGTTGTCCTTTCTCTCCTGCAATGAACATGAGCAGACCAGCCGAAGCGATCTGCCCAAGTCCGATAGTTCTAACAGGAATATGGCTACCTTTAATTGTATCAATAACAGCAAACGCTGCATTTAAATCACCACCTGGAGAACAGATGATTAGATTTAAAACATCAAAATTTTCTTCAGAAAAATTACAATGAAATATCCACTCAACAACATTTTTACAAGAGGAAGTGGATACCTCATCCATAAACAAAAGGAAGTTTTGATTTGAATCACTAGAATCTAGTTTGATATTTAGTTTGTCTAGCATAGGTATATTCCTCTTTTGGTTTATAAAATATATGACGACCAATTGTTGTGGTCTTGTCGAGTTTCCAACGAGGGTTTACATAATCTGCGTGATAATATAAAGCACCTTTAGATGGATCCTCAATCACTCCATGGTTAAAATAAACATAGAGTGCTAATTCTCTCGCCTCATTGTATATAGCAGGGTTTGGTTTTCTCTGCACAGATCCATCACATAACCATGTAAATTGACATACACCTTGTGTCTTTTGAGTCACAACACCACAGATTGAGGAATCAAACTTCTGTGATTTGACACGATTAATTGTAACAGCAGCAACTGCTATTCTTCCTTCTTTTGGTTCATATCCTGCTTCGTAATATATGTTATCAGCAAGACAATCAACTTCTTTTTTTTCTTTTGTGTTTAAAAACTCGTAAGGAACATTAACAATACTTGACGCTAACATTTTCCCATGAGCAGTAGTAAACAAGTAAGCAAAAATAACAACGATAATTAACAGAACAGTTGTTATAAACTTCATTCTATCTCCTTAATTAGTTAAAGAAGGCACAAACAACTTGTGCGTGCGCCTTCCAATCCCATATCAGGTGGACTTCTTGATAGTAGTCTTTTCTTGTGTAGTTTGGGGGATTTGACTTACGAATCCGTTTAATGCATTTGCTTTCGCAATGATTTCAGATTCGTTTGGATATGACGGGAATCCTGGATGTTCAGGAATCATGCCACCATTGAGTTTAGCAACCTCGACTTTAGTTGACCAATCGTTGCTAACCACTTCACGCTTACCATAATACTCTTCAGTAAGCATATCTTTCGCCATTTTTAAAAGTTCGAGGCGAATCTCGAACGGAGTCATATTTGACATAGTAATTACCTTTCTGTGTTGTGTGTGAAAAATTCAAATTTGTGTGTTCATAATATATACACTTATTTATAATGGTTGGTTATTCTGTTACGAGGAAACCAACCGAAACCCTAGTCAGCTATTAAGCTGCCAATGCGTAACTTTCGTCATTTGCATTTACTTTATTTGCTTGATTTACGGTCATCGCCTACCGTGTTGCCGTCTCTACTATCTAGCCCTGTCGAAACCAATGCATCCCCATCAAAAACGCACTACAAGGTTGCCCATTATTAAGAGGGGTGTAGTGCCCTTTTGGTGGAGATGGGGAGAGTCGAACTCCCGTCCAGAACTCCTTCGCTTTGAAGGGATTACAACAATTCTAAAAATCTGAATTCTTTTTATCTTCTTCGAAATTACTCCAGTCGTATGTTACCAGCTTATACACCCAGTAAACATGTAGAACAATAATCAGCAGAAAAAGAATTAGATTAGACATTTAACTATTTAGCACTTTGGCGACGCTGTTCATTACCGAAGCAATGCGTCCAATGTCACGAAGTTGTTCAACAGTATAACCTTCTTTCTTCAATGTTTCGTAGTGCGCTTTTACGCAAAAGTGACACTTGCCAACAATAGAAGCAGCAAGAGAATACGATTCGAATCTTGCTTTAGTTGTACCACCATGTGTAGTAATAGCATTCATACGAAGTTGAGCAGGCAATCCTTTTAGATTTGGATCATCAGCCATTTCAACATATGGATACCAAACATTATTTTGTGCCATAATACTCGCAGCACACATAGCAGCATTCGCTTCAGCTGGCGCATCTGCCAGCAAAACAGAAAGAACTTTACCATTGCCAGTTGCCGCAAGAGCAGCAACTGCGCAACCATATGCCTCATCTGTTGGTAATGTGCTACGATTAAGGACTGCGTCAAGGTTTAGTTTCGTATCTTTCGCATACTCGGGAAGAGCTTCTTTAATCGCATCAATAAACATTATAGAGTCTCTCCACCAACTTGACGATTACATGCGCACTTCTCACCAGTTTGAAGAGCATCAAGGATACGTAAAGTTTCCTCAGGTGAACGACCTACGTTTAGATTATTTACTGTGACATGCTGAATCACATTATCTGGATCAACAATAAATGTAGCACGAAGTGCTGCACCTGCAGGTGCATAGAATACACCCAGTTGATCGATCAAAGAAACGTCATAATCGCGAGAAGTATCAGCAAACTGAATGTGCTTCAAATTTTTTAAATCATCATGAGAAGTTTGCCATGCTACTTTACAGAACTCGTTATCTGTAGAACCAGTCAAAAGAACTGCGTCACGATCTGCGAAATCTTGGAACAACTTATCATAAGCCACAATCTCAGTAGGACACACAAATGTAAAGTCCTTTGGATAATATACGATTACTTTCCACTTTCCTGGAAACGATTCTTCCGTAATTGTAAAAAATTGTTCACCTTTACTGCTAATAGGATTGACACCTGTAATAGCAAATCCTTCTAATTTATCGCCAACTGTTCTCATTTAAATCTCCTGTGTTTCAAAAAAATAAAGAGGTTTTTCAACCCCATGTATATATTTTATAATAGTTTTTATTAAATGTCAACCATTTTTTCATTGTATTTTTTTATGGTGTCAATAACCTCTTTCAATAAAGAATTGATTACGTAGGTCAATAAAACTGTTGATCCATTGATTTCGTTTCTCGTGAAATATCAATGGTGGTTCGTTATCAACAGACATTAGAATAACAATATTCGGAATAGAAATACCTGTTCGTTCTTCGAATGCTACTGCATAAGCAGAGCATTGCATAAAATAGTTATGAATGTCATCGCGACGCTTAACTCTACTTGATGTTTTAAAATCTATGACAGCAAGTTTACCTTCGTACTCTGCGATGCAGTCAACTGTTCCTGCGACTTGTAGGTGGTCAGAATAGAGTGGAGTTTCAAGGCAGTGTATGTTGTTGACTTTTGTGAGGACTGGTTTGAATGAAGACCAAGTCTCTGCATCAAATATATCTGGCTCAACATGCTCATTATTAAGATAGGATTCGCAGAGTGAGTGGATTCTTGTTCCACGATTTGCTGCTCTGGTTGATATGCGGTTGGCTTCTGCTTCTCCGACTCGTTTTCTCCAAGCGATGATTGCTTCTTTGCCAAGCAATCCTGTGACGCTTGTAACGGAGGGATAGCGTTTACCCGAAGGTGTCTCGTAGAGTCTACCTTCGGGAGTCTCAACACGTTGTATTCGCTGTATATCATGATGTATATGTGTAAACATTATTTCCAGTATTTAGAATAATCTAATTTGTTCCAATATTCAGTATTGTTTCTGTTCAAAAAATTTTTAATAAGATACCAAGCCATTCCCGTATATCCCATCTTTTGAAATCTTCTACTATCTTGCCCAAAATAATGATTCACTAATTTGAATTTCTTAACATCATATTTTTTTGATAAAAAGAAATCCTCACTAGTTCCATATTTTGCAGGGAATCCACCATACTCCTCAAATTTATCTCTTCGTGTGAGCATGTATGCGCCAACAGCAAAAGGAACCCAGTATCCCATTATTCTGTTAATTCCATTAAAAATCATAAATCCAATTTGTGCTCTAATATCACCATCATAACATTTGGCGTACAATCCAACCAAATCAAGATCATTATACTCCAACTCTCTAATAGTGTCAATTATAACTGTGTCTTTAAAAAATCTTACATCACTATCAATGAACAGAATATATGGTGTAGTTACAATTTTCGCACCATTATTTTTTGCGATAGAAACTGGTCCACCCCCAATAACTTCAACATTCAAATCACCTTTGCTCTCTTCAATAACATGTTTTGTGTTATCCGTAGAGGCATCTGCAATAATAATGCGAGTGTTACCAATATTCTGTTTCTTTAGGTGTTCGAGTAAATGAGAGATATAATTCTCTTCATTCTTACATGGAACAACTATTGTTATTTTATCCCTCAACAACATCATCTTTTTCCTTCGTCCAGGTAACTATTTCCCAACGACCATCGTAATGTTCAACAAGAGCAGTACAAGACTCAACCCAATCACCATCATTCATATAAATGATGCCATCTATTTCTTTAATCTCTGCGTGGTGGATGTGCCCACAAACAACACCATCATATCCTCGTTTCTTGCAATACGCTGCAAGATTTTTCTCAAACTGAAACATAAAGTCAGACGCTTTCTTAACTCTATGTTTTAAATACTTAGATAATGACCAATAACCAAATCCTAGTTTACGACGAACCCAATTGAAGCGAGAGTTCCAATCAAGAACTAGGTCGTATAGTTTGTCGCCAAGAAACGCAAGCCATGGCGCAAGACGAGTAATCCCATCAAACAAATCACCATGTGTTACAAGATATCGTTTACCATTAACACCCAAATGTTCTGTTTGATTTCGTATTTCAACTAAACCAAACGAAAACCCATAGGGAATCATGGGTCTTAGAAACTCGTCATGGTTTCCTGCTACGTAAATAACTTTGGTTCCTCTTTTTGCATGTCCAAGTATTCTACGAACAACATTAGTATGACTCTGTTTCCATCGCCATTTATTTTGCTGGATTTTCCAAGCATCAATTATGTCACCAATAAGATAGAGAGTTTCGCAAGTATTATGTTTTAGAAAATTATTAAGTTTATTTGCTTGACAATCACGAGTACCCAAATGAACATCACTTATGAATATCGTTTTGTATGTTTTTTGCATTTATTTGTTTTCTACATAATCTTCAAACTTTAATTTGGCCAAGATATAATCTTTGACTAGAGATGAACGAACGATATCATCTACTGTAAATTCGATTCGAGTAAATGCCTTCATGTGTTGGGCAATATCGAAGAATTTAAGAATACCACTGACATCGGTCTTTCTTTTATTTAGATCCGTTTGGCGGTAGTCACCACACCAGATAATTTTAGACATATGACCAACACGAGTCATAACTGTATCAATCTCATCATAGTTTAAGTTTTGCATCTCGTCAACGATGATGATTGCGTTATCAAACGACATACCACGAATGAATGATGTAGAGATAAACTGAATATGACCTTGTTCTTCTAGACGATCCCATGCGTCTTTGCGATCAAATAACTGATGGCAAATTTGACGATATGGTTGTTCATAGATTTCCATTTTCTCACCAACATCTCCTGGAAGATGACCCATCTCACGAGATTGAACTGCTGAACGAACAACAATAATCTTATTGAAAGGATTTGATTTATCTAACACTTCTTCAATTGCTTTATATAGAGCAATAAAAGTTTTACCTGTTCCAGCTACACCATGTAGTGCTACAAAGTAGTCACCACGTTTATATGCATCATAAAATAACTTTTGATTTTCAGTTAATGGCTGGAATGTTTTTAAATTATCTAATCTGAGTTTTAATTGATTAGAAGCAACTGGTTTTGTTTCGCGCTCGTCATGATGAATTTCTAATATTTTCTTTGCTGCTGAGGTACGAGCCATTAGAATTCCTTATAGTTGTGAAGACGTTTTATTTAATTTGCTACCTGGAGATCTCTCATGTACTTTTTGTAATACCTCCTTAAATCCTGTATCCATTTTGCGTACACCAACTCTTACTGGATCACAAATCATTGGCGATTGAATAACAGTTTCTAATTGAGGATTCTGTTCCCTAAACGAGTCTAGTTCAGAGATTTTCATCATCTTCTCAATTTGTTCACCTGTTTCTTTATTTCTAAAAATGTATGTAGGCATATTTTTTATTTAGTGATATAAGTTCGGTTTAGCATTGTATGGTTGTGATCAGTTGGACCCCAATCTCCATCTGGATGAAAAGCCACAACAACCATACTTTCATTATCTGTTCTAAAACGATGCAACTCTCTTTCCTCGATACAGAACAATGTTCCTGGTGTCAAAAGAATTTCTTTTTCGTTGATCTTATCTTCTTTTAGACAAGCATATCCTTTACCAGAAATAACCATACCCAAACGGACACTTGGATGGATGTGATATGATTGATTTACCTGCGGAGGAAAAAACAATGCATTTAAAGATGGATCACCTTGTCTCGGTGGATAAACAAGAAGACTATCGCTACAACCATCAATGTAAACAAGACGACCAGAGTCCTCAAGTGGACCACCAACCATGTCCTGTCCCTTAAAACCAATTCTAGTAATGATTGCTACTTTACCACTATATCTAATTTCTCGACATCCCAACGACCAGCAAGAAAAATACTGACCAGCAGTTGCGTTCATTCCATTGGGAAGTAAAACATCACCAGAGAACACATAACCATAGATGTTTGAATACTCATTTGTATAAGTAAATCCTTGATCATAATTCCCACTTATACACTCAGATGCGTCATACATCGCTGCTGTAGATGGGTACATCGTATTAGTATAATCAAGCCAAACTTCATCTTGTTTAGAATAAATTTTCATTTTTTTGCATACTCCGCAAAGGTATTGTTATTTGTAAAGAATTCATATCCAGGAAATGTTTCGTGGAACTGCATATTTGTGTCAATCGCATAAACTGATTTTTTTTGTATAACGATTTTCGCTAACGAACCCATCTTGACTTTTTCTCTGTAGTATTCAGAGTCTTTGTTAAAGTTGTAGATGATTTCTTTGCATGGTTGTTTATAGGTGTTCCATGTGTTACCAATAAGTTTATCCGTGTTGTTCATTGCCCACAACTGAAAATCTGGTGAAGAGAAAAACATAAAGAAGTTATCTTCTAATCGTATTGTGTTTCTTCTAATACCCTCAACGAATGATAGAATCCTTACGTAGACAGATTGCCATTTGAGTGTGAAATTTATCCACCAAAAGTATTGGTAAGGTGTTGTAATAGGAACAGGGGATTTATCAATAACTTCCTGTAGAATTCTAAAGATTCTATCGCCATCTCTTTCGAATCTACTCAGTTCAGTTTGTTTCGACTTTTCTAAATTAGAATACATCTTTCTTGTAATAAAGTCTCTAACAATATCATTATTGATTTCAGAAAACAGTTCTTCACTTCCTCGATCGACCATATAAATTCTAGAAACAGCAGAACCAAACAATTGATCATTACCCTCTCCAGTTACAACAATGTAATTAGGATGACCAACATAAAATGGAAACTTGTAGCTTACATCAACATGCATGTATTTCTTGATGTAATTATTATAGAAATTTCTGTTTTCGCAAACACTTCCATCATTCATCAAGACAACGAAATTCTGTTTAAGTTCTCTTTGAGTGCATATCTTCATAAACGCTACAACAATCAGTGTGCTATCAATACCACCAGAATACATAATAACAATTTTTCTGTTAGATTTAATAGAGAGTTGTAGTAGTTCTTTTGCTCTTTCCTCGCAAATCTGCTCGAAAGATTTATCTATCTTGTTAAATTCTGGCATAGCAAGAAACGGCAACAGGTGCGTTCTTACAGGTGTTGTGATAATACCAGTTCTATCATGGAGTGTCATATTTGCAGCAAAGACATTAAACATGTTAGAGAACAGTTTAATGCCATCAACCTTTTCTTCTAAGTCCCGAAGAACTGTAGAAGCTGATCTGTCGAATAGGTCTATGCTGTTGTAGAAAACGAGCTCATTAGATTTTTCCATACAGTCTGCACTCTTTATCAAAATCTTTCATGATAGAAGATATCTTTCTAATATCATACTCGTCTTTAATCATTGTTGTGTATTTAATTCTGATATTCTCAGTGTCAGAAAGTTTATGGACATAAGATTTAAACTTGAAAAATATCTCTTGTGCTGCATCTGCCAAACTTATGTTTTTAATCAGAGCATAGTCAGTTACAAAAGGATAGATGTGCCTGTTATCTTCAGTAAGTTTTTTCTTGTAAATTTCTTTCGCTTGTCTGAATTTCTCAAGATAGATCTCAGCTTGAAGTGGAAGGTCTTTATGATGGGGAAGTCTATACGTTGAGATAAACGCATGAATAGTATCAAGAGCAGCAGATTTTTCCTGCAGTAATTTGAAACGATAAATTCTGGAGATCGAAAGTTCTTCGAAAGTTTTGGCTACTTTATTATCAATTGTGTTGTATTGATACATCCAACTTTCGGATGTTAAAAACATTCGAGGAAACTGCGTCGCATGAGAAAGATTAAACCATGGTGTGGTGTTTAACATTTCTGTTAAAGCAATAATTGTTGATGACCATGTTGACATGCATATAATTCTGCTTGTCTCTGCGTCCATCAAACCATGTAGATTATTCTTAGGATGATAATTGATTGCTAGGGAATGTGGGGTCAATGATTTATGCACAAGGAAAACTGAGAGTTCATCAATATTCTCATCATAATCGCTTGTTATTTTATCAAAGTTTAATTCTGACAAAACACCAATCATTTGTTCTCTTGGGTCTACATGATTTACGTCATCAAATTCCATTTTTTCTCCTATGCTGAAACGAACCACTCAGGGATATTTCGCTTTGTCCATTTTGCAAAATGCTTCTTCTTTTCTATATAGTATTTTTTATACGATGCGATTGAATCTCCTGGAATTTTACAGTCGTCAGGCATCGCAGGTGTTGGTTCAGTAAAAGAACCACTTGAAATATTCTTGGGGAAATTATTCTTGAGTATCTGCATAAGACCACTCCTCTCAACACTATGAATCTTACCATAGCGATGTGTGTATTCTACGCAGGTACATTCTAGAAGTTCTGCGAGCCACATATAGTTTTGCGTATTCGCTCGGCACCAAATTGCAGATGGGTGATTGATGTGAGATGCTTTAAACAAAATATTCTCAAGTTCAAAATCATCAAGTTTCCATCGCTTGATATTTCTTCCGCTCTCTGTTTTACCAAGATACTCTTTTCCATCAAGAATACGGTGAGCAGTAGAAAGAAGTTGAGCATACTCAAGAATCATCTTAACGACATGTTTGTCAAGATGCATCTCAGAACAAATGCTTGGGGTTTTGTCAAGATAGAATATATTCATCGTAATGCGTTAACAGCACGTAGTTGTAAAATGATATTGTCGAGTTTCATTAGTGTTTGACGGATAACTGCATCATTGTGTAAAATACCATGCCCACCAGCAAGAACAAACGGATCAATACAACCAACTGAATCATCAATTAAAATTGATTCTGGTGCTGCATAATTGGCTTTCTCTTGTTTGCTTCTTACAAAATTTGCTTTGTATGTGATATTATGTTTACGTAACCAAACAAGTTTTTGACGTTTCGCTTCTGCTCCCTGCGCAGGATCAAATGTTCCCATTGATGTAAGCATCTCAATTTTAATGCCTCTAAGATTCATCACATGAGATAACAGAATATTTGCATTTGGCATTGGATCTAGTTCCTCAAAGATCTTACCGTCCATAACAGCCGAGCGAAACTTTTTTCGATCCTCTTTGTTAGGATCATATTCTCTGTATGCTTTGTCAAAGTTGGCAACAACACCATCCATGTCAAGGTATAAGGTAATCATTTTACAAATTTCTCAAAATTAGGTGGCTCCCATCCATCAGGTTTTAGAATTTTCCCATCTTCCCGACGTCTTACTGCTCCAGTTACTAAATCAATCTTTGAAAGATTTGACTTAGCACCTTCGTCCCATGCTGCCTCGCAGTTCCAACCACGTGCATGCATGTAACCAACGATAACCCAAATCATATCAAAACATGCATCAAGTTCTTCGGCATCATCAGAAACTGCTTCTGCTTCCCAGAACTCCTCAAACTCTTCACGAATCAAACCTTTATAGAGCTGAGCAAGTTCGGATACTTCAGGATCTGGTGTTCTTGGGTATTTCTGCCCACATGCATTCATAAAAACACCAACATCTGTAAATACTTTACTCATGATTTCATCCCACAGTTTTTGTCATAACAAGTATAATTCTGCATTGTTTTTGTGTCAAGTTTACAAACTGGACAAATCGTTTTAGCCAAAGAAGTTACTTCTTCATTTATTGTAAGATTAATATGTTTGCCTTGTCCTGTCACACTATAATCAACTTTAGATTCAGAAGGATTGACGACAAATTTCTCAGGCATTTTTGTCAATTGGTCTGCTGTCCAGCTGAATGTCATTGGTGAAGTAACATCAGGGTTAATCTGATAGTCAGAAATGTCAACGTTGACTGTATCTAGATTAATATGTGAAAAATCAATTTCTTGATCATCTTCATATGTCGTCTCATTATCATTATCATACACAAAATCAAGTTTACCATCGAAGCGATAACCACAACCACGAAGAAAATCTTCAAAGTAGTATACAACATCTTCTAATTGATCGACTTCAAATTCTACAGTAGTTTCTGGACTACCAAACCCATGTTGTTTTGATTTAAATGTGAATTTCATAGTTCTGCTTTCTCACCTTCTTTTGTAAAAAATACATCAATTTTTTTCTCATCAGACCATGTTTTGCAGTAGTCGTTATCTTCATCGCAAATTTGAATCGCTTCTTCTTCAGTAACTACTCGATGAGAAACAATAGTCTCACCAATATGTTCTTGAGAAAATTCTTTCGCTTCATTCATAGTCACAGTATCAAGAGCCCACTCTTTTTTACCAACAGGTACCTGAACCATGTAACGCATACGAAACTGCGAAACTGTGTCAACAAGAACCCATTCCATATCTTCCTTTAATTTCATAGTCCAGCTTCCATCTTTATTATCTAACCACTCAATTATATCTCCTTCTTTCCATTTTGTCAAGTCAAGAATGTCTTGATTTAATGGAAGATAGAGTTCTCCATTTTCATCTTCTTCGATGTTTATAATCCAAGATTTCATTGCATCGTTTCTTCTGGCCAAGGGTGATCACGCATCACTTCAAGGAACTCTTGGAATTTTTCTTGTGTTGAGTTTGTTCTAAACTCTTGGGCAATTACACCAAGAAATACACCAAAGACTTCCATCGGTGTAACATCACCCTCAGAAATAACCTCATCATATAAGGAACGAACCCTTTGGTAAATTACTTCGAAATTTTTATCCATCAATTTTCTCCACAGTTACATTACATTTTTTAAGAAATTCTATGCCTATTTCATCACGATAACTATTTCTATAATAAACATTTTTGATACCTGCGCCATATACTAATTTGGCACAGTGAATGCAGGGAGCATGAGTTAGGAACATAGTTGCGTCATTACCAGATTCGCCATCTCTAGCGAGTTTACTTATCGCATTGGCTTCTGCGTGAATAACTTCGTCTTTAGTTTTTGTAACAACCCCACCATCTTCGTGAACTTCGATAACTTCTTCGCAGGAATTATCCCAACCTTCTGGCGTTCCGTTGTACCCGATAGAGATAACTCTATGGTTTTTGACCACGATTGCTCCAACTTGGAGACGCTTTGCGTGGCTGAGTTCGGCGAACCTCTCAGCCATGTCCAAATACGCATCAACCCACTTTCTCTGCACTTTTCACCTTCGATTTTTTTGATGGTTCTGCTACCACCACACCCTCTGGCAAAACATCAGGAAAGTTTTTCTTGACAAACTCTGCCGTAATTTTTGGATAGAGAGCATCTAGTTTCTGATCTTTTATCGCATTAATGATTTTAACTTCTGATGCATGTAAAGACTCAAGCAATTGAACATATAACTGTTCACGACGCAGACGTTTAACATCACTGAATTTTGTGAAAATGTAAAACTTCTTAGTCTCCATTCGAAGATTCGCTGCAGTCATTCCTATTGGTTGGGGCGCAGGTTTAAATGGCGGTGATCCTTCGGGAAGAACGAATTTATACTCTGTGTCAAAAGCGCATTTCAACACAGTCTTAAATGCGAAATCGTCTTTATAATTTGCTACTTTAGATGGATCTTTAACAATCTCATCAAAGACTTCGGTAATGTATTTTGTTGCCATTAGAACTCCTCCACTTCGTCTAGTAATAGTTTACAGCGATGTTCAGTCAGATATTTAAAAACTGACATTTTATCGCCCTTTGGTTTAGTATTTAGAAACACTTGGTGTACCTCTTTCTGAATCTCTTCAGGAATATGTTTGAAATCTACAAGAAGAGTATTTCGTCCCCAGTTACGACGCTCTTCATCAGTCTTACACGCAATAAAACCATTGTCGAAAAATTCTTGTAGACGTTTTGCTGTAACAGACTTTTGTTTCGTTCCAGTTATAAATGTATCATCAGGAGAAAATATATTGGGAATACCATCACCTGAATCACCACGAACAACGTGTTCAATAATCTGACGAGTAATTTCAGAATGCTTGCTAGTTACTGCTTTCTTCTGAATCGGCGACCATTGTTTCACGTTATCGAACACATGAAGTTGTTTGAAGTCTTTATCGCTGGAGATAATCATAACTTTATCGTTGTGACCAAACTCTTGTGTAAGAAATGTCAATGATGCGATAATGTCATCTGCCTCAGCACGATCCATGTGAATAACTTTCCAAGGAAAGTGTTCTTGAATCTCAAGACGAATATCGTTTAGAGTATCAAAGATTAAATTCCAATCAAGATCTGAGTTCTCTCTATGTTTTTTACGCCCAGCTTTGTAGTTTGGGAACACATCGCGACGCCAGTAACGACGACCATCACAACAAATAACAACCTCACCATATTCTTTTCCGTATTTCTTTTTGTAGTACTTGATCGTTGATAGAGTTGAGTGGCGAATCAGATTCTTAATATCTGCTGGCGAACCCTTCTTCAGATCGCTTTGAAACGCAAGGATGTTACTCAATGCAACTTGACTATAATCTATTAGAATCATTTAAATGCTCTCACTAAAATTGTTTCTTCGTTGATACGACCATTTGGTTGGGCTTCTTTCGTTTTGATATTACGAAACTCTGGAGTGAGACTGCGCTTCGGAGTTGACAACACTTTTGGTAGGAACTCTTCAGGTTTTCTGAGAGTCTTCATACTAGAACCTTTAACAGTGTAGTTGATAATGGTTGTACCTTTAACACCAAGTCCATTACTATCAGCAGAACGATAAACTGCTAGACGACGATACTTCGTGCTATAAACCCACAACTCATCAGCACCAATAATGTCGGCAGGATTAATACTCTTAAGTTTTAACTCTGCGAACTCTTTTAGGTATTTCATCTTAGCAACCTGAACTGAAGCAGGTTTTGCTTTACGAGCACGTGGTTTACGAATTGCTTTAGCAGCAACTTTCTGCTCTTCGCATTGTTCAACTAATGACTCGAGAAGAGTAATAAAACGCTTGAGTTCTATTTTCTTAAAATTACTGTATCCCTCAACAAGTTGTTCATCTGTACCTTCGTACGCTTCTTGCATTTCAGCGATACGTGGTTTGATAAATGAAGCAATGTGTTTTACAATCTGTGCATTGTAGGATTTGATTGGTGTTTTAAATTTGAAATCTTTCGGGCAACCAGAAAGAACAAACTCATCAATCTCACCTTCAATCTCACCACCAACCTCACGTGCTTTCTCAAGAATACGATCTTGAATATTGACAACAACAGTTGGTGCTGCTACCTTTGCTTTTGGTTTATTGATTTTTTTTGTGGTGAGTTCTTTGATTTTGTTGTTTAGAAACAACTGTTCAGATTCTTGGAGTTTGCCACCAAGGTCAACTGAACGAATAAGAACACCGATAGTGTGAAAGTCAAAATCAGGCAACGAGTCAAGATGCTCTGCTAGTTGCGCATGCTTTTGCTTTTTGTAATGTTTGACGACCCATGATTTACGAGATTTCGAATCTGTGTTTTTGGCATGCCAATTCAACACAGCATTCAAATCGTAATCATCATCAGACAAGAATGGTTCGTCGCTTTTGCCAGAAACTCGATCAATGAGTTTCTGACGCTTTTCTGCTTTATCACTAGACATAGAAGTCTCCTTTCAAGTATATATTATACCTGAAAACATAATAATTGTCAAGCATTATTTACTGCCAGAAATCCTCAGTCCAGAGACTCCTGCAAAGAGAATTGCTGCTGCAGCCCAAGTCTCAATTGTGTATTGGATTGCCAATACTGGGAACAGAGTATTAAGAGACCAGATTGTAAGAATCGGTCCAATAACAACAAGAAAGATAATAAACGCAATTAGAAACAACACTTTAGTCATAATCACTTCCCTTTAATAATTGCCATTTTCTCACAAGTAGAACGAACATCTTTATTACCAGTAGATAATTGAGATGCACATGCTGCGACAGTTGGATCAATACCACGTGCAATCGCAGCATTAACAATCTCTTTAGAATTATTACTCTCAATCACATTGTAGTATGTCACACAACCAATCAAAGTTGTAGCGATAATACCCAACACACTAATAAACATATTACCTTCATTCATTTTCTTTTTCCTCTTCAAGAACAACTGGGTCTGGATGTGGTGGATAATCTTCTGTAAGTTCTCCACTGAATTCAATAATCGATTCGTAACGGAAAGATCTCCAATCTTGTTTATCAAGATCAAAAACTGCGATTGAATCTTCAGGAGATTTTCTTTTACCGTTTCCAGTAGACTTCTTATCTTCTGGGATAAGTTCTTCATTTAACGTACACCTCATCTTTCTAATTTCACCATTCACTTTCTTGAATGTGAGATTAACCTCAATCTCTTTCAACAATCCAGCGAACCATTTTTTAAAGTTGGGATGATTAAGTTCTTCTTTGCGTCTCTTCTCTTCCTCAACATCTATAACGTCTATAACATCAATAATATCATTTGTCATTTACTTCTCTCCATAAATCAGTACCCTCAAGAATAACACCCTTCTTTTGCGGATATGCTACACTAAATCTTTCACTCAATTCGTCTTTTGTCCCACCTTGGCAAATGAATGCTTGGTTAGTTGTGTTGTATAAGAAATATTCGCTGTTGTGTTTCTCAACACGCATAGGAACAACGTTCTCTTTAAACTGTTCTTGTATTTCAGCAAGATCGTTCGATAATTCATTATGTAATTGTTTTACAAGATATTTCGCATAAAGTTCTCTAAGAACCCAACCAGTATGAACTGCACCAATAATGATGGCAACTAAAAATAACAGATCAATCATAACAACTTATCTTGTTTGTACTCAGACAGGTCAACTTCCATAGGAACAACCTTCCAACCAATTGCGTTCAAGTCGTTCTGAACTTCATCATCAATATTACCTTCACCACCAGAGCAGTACCAATTCAAGTAGTCGCCTTCGCCGAGGATATCAGCAATCAAACCACCAGTAGCACGCCAGCTGTAACCTGTAGTGTAGTCGCCGTATACTAAGTCGTTATTACACAAAGTTGCGTAGAAACGGACACAGTAGTTTCTACTATTACGCATCTTAGTTTTGATGGTATCGGAGTCTTGAATATTGCGTATAAGATTTGGTTGTTGAAGATCGATATGATCTTTGTCATCAGTAATGAAGTCTGTTTGCTTTTCAAAATCAGCCATCCACTCTTGACGTAGTTTCTCAAGAGTACCTGCTCGATCGCGTAGATAAACCTTGCTATGAACAGTAGAGAAAAAACTACTGAATGTGTTAAATTGTTCTTCAGTTAAAAACATCTCAAGTTTGTTAAAATCCAACTTACCAGAGTTGTCAGTCTTACCAATCATCACATGAATGTAATCAGGATGAGCATCGAACACATTAATATATGTGGTTACGTCGCCATGGTCGATCTCCAAGTGTTCATGAATTTCAGTCTCAAGTTTATCAATTTGACTGTCCACGATGCTTCTCCTTGCGTGTGTATTTCTTTTTGTTTAACTCAACTCGACAACGATATTTTGGTGTGCGCAAATCCTTAGCAATCCAATTTCTTGGTTTACTTACGGGAATAACCAGCGCACATCGAGTATCCATCATCATGTCCTTGTGTATATTGTTGCATACCTAGAGTATTTAAATAACTCTCCAACTCTTTATATTTTACCTCGGAAATATCATTAATGTCAACCCCCAAGATTTGCAGGACTCGAACAGTGGCAAAATCAAGTTCGCTCTGATACATCTTCGCGATCTTTCTTATTCATTGACCATGGTTTATTTTTTGCGTCACGTTCTGCAAGTTCTGCTTGAATCATCTGTCGTTTAAATGTATTTCTTTCATCTTGAGATTTGAAAGGCATTAAAGCCAACAGTCTCTTTACTGTTTTCGACATAACATATGTTGATGTTGGTTTCTGTGTCCAAGAAATAAATTCAACATGCTCTGTTTTTCTAACTTTCTTTTTAGCCATAATTTCTCCTCATAGCATTCTTATTAAACCAATAGTATCAATTGTTGTTAGCAGGATGTAGTTAGCCAACATGCCAAATGATTTCCGAGTATAACTAGCCCAAGCATACATAGCACAACCAAAGATCCAGATAGGATATAAAACAAGTAAGGGAGGATTAGGGACTGTGAGTGCCATAGTGATCGAACACCCGATAGAGATCGCCCAAGCCAAAACCTCAACAACGAAACGTAATTTGTTACTTTTCCAATCATCTTTTATCCATGCAAATGTATTTATCAAAAATCCTAACATACTTCCACCACTTTTAGTTCAAAGGTATTAGAGATACCTTCGTAACCGAGATATCCACGAGGATTACACACAACACGTGTGTTCCCGATCATATAATCATATCGCTCATGCGTATGACCATGTGTCCACAATTTAATTTGGGGGTGATCTAAAATATATTCTACATAGTCGTTGTGATAACCACCATTCATGTACTCATCGTCAGAGTAACGAGGATGCATAGATTGCCTTGATGGGGTGTGATGTCCAACAACAACTACTTTATCGTTTTCAGAAACAATGTGTTTGATGTAATCAAAACATTTTTTGTTTTCTTCAACAGCATCTTCAGGACAAAACGTCGCGACACGTGTTTTGAATGATGGGATTTGACGCCCATCTTCCGTAACCTCAAATGTTTTGTAACTTACCTCACGATTGCTGTTTTTTACACAGTTAAAATCGTTCATCATACTTTTGATGTGATACATTGTCATTGGATCTTCATTGTTCATGTTAGTCCACAATGTACCACCAACAAATGTAATGTCATCAATCTTCAAAAGTTCTTTATCAAGAACATGAACATTCGTCAAGTATTTGAATTTGTGCTTCAACGAAGACAACGTATATCTGAAGTCGCCATGGTAATGTTCATGATTACCAGCTACATAGATAACATGTGGAAACTCAGAAGCGCAATCCTGAAAGAATCTATGATACATGTTCGATTTGTTTCTTGCGAAACCAGTCTCGACTTGTTGTTCGTTCCATTCATCAAGATCGTTCTCAACTAGAATGTCACCAGAGAGGATGAGTACATCAACATCTCCAGGATTCTTTAGGATAAGTGGTCCGAACTCTAAATGAACATCGGAACATACTGCAATTTTCATAAATTAACCTCTACGCATTCTTGAAATATCTTTCGCTTCCTCTTCGCTAAAAACAGGAACAGCGTTAGACTTATGTAAAGTGCCGATACCAATAATTTTGGTACCAGTGTAAACTGGATTTGGTTTTAAAGTGCCACCATGAGAATTACCAGTGCTGACGCTAGGATAGTGGACAGATTCTCCCCGAGGTGGAGTACTACGATTTGACTTGTAAGTGTCACTGACTGATACAGTTGTTTTAGGTTTGACATCGTATTTCCTTTTCAAAATTTCCCATGATTCTTGTTGAGCAAAAAATCTGCGTTTTTCCTCAGCAGATTTAAATTTCTGCTTACGTTTCTTGGTAGAAGTGGTGGTAAAAAAAGCAGGCATCATACCCATAAGTTTCTCCTTGTAAGGATATTATACTTTAGATTCGTATTATTGTCAAGCATTAACCCTACTGTAAGTAAGGTTATTTTACCTCAATACTGTAAGACGCTACACGAGTAGCAAGAGAATTGTCCAGCAGAAATTCTATATTAGCTGGAGTTTTTTTGTTTGTTTGTATTACAACTGTATCTGTTTCAAAATAATTGTTCGTATTGAAAAATACGTAGTTGTTTTTTCTAGATGAACCAGCAGGATAAAACTCAATCATCTTAAGATCGTGTGACGTATGTTTCATTTGTTTCAAAACAGAACCATTGGAATCTTTCAATGTTATAATAAAATAATTTACGTTATACTTAGAAATATTCTCTAAGTCAAACCCAACATCATGGCAATCTTTTGAGTCGACTTGTTTACTTTCAGTAAAACAGTATGTATTTCCATTTCTTGTTTTTGTTTTTGCAGGATTCATGAATATCGATCCAGCAATTAGAACAGGATGATAAAACGAACTTCCATAATAAACATTACTTTGAAAATCTCTGTCTACTGATTCTTTACCAGCGTATTTTGCGAAATTCTGAAAATCATTTACCCACTTATGTTGCCATGAAACAAAACCATTAATCGAAACTCTAGTGCTAATGTCGTGAGGATAAACGTCAATCTTGTTTGTTGAGAAATGATAAGCAGATGTTTGAGAGATTTTTTCAATCATAGTTCTACGATTGTTCATCTCATCAATCTTAGATTTAATTCTGTCATCAAATAATGGTTTATCACGTTCGATTTGAAATACACTCGGTTTCGTTTCATCAACAACAGCACGAATAGTTACTATCCAATGCTGGTGAGTTCTTTGAGAACGCAAAACTTCTGACTCGAGTATAATTCCTGAAACATAATCATCTATTTCTTCGGAATACTGTTTACCATCAGTTTTTCTATGACCAAGATTAAAAGAACCTGTCACTTTCTCAACTGCTTCAATTTTTGCTCTGCGTATTGCTTCTTCTTGGGTATCGCCTTTACCTGTTGTCTCAACAGTCACGGCAGCAAATGTTACATTAGTAAAAAATAAACAAGCAATCAAGAAATGTGGTTTCATTTGGATTTAACCCAGTCTCCGACTTTCTTAAGATCTTCGCCAGCACCCGAAAGGGTGCCACCTACTGTTCCGCACCCAATCAATGCAGTAGTCAAAACAAGCATAACAAGTTTTTTCATTATCGTAATCCCTCAATCATTGCTTTTAGTTGATGCGAAGCAGCAATAGAATGTTTAGAAACACGAACTTCCACTGATACTAGGTTGCTATCTTTCTCAATGTTTCGATTTGTAATGACAAGACCACGCAAAAGAGCAGCAGAATTGTCTGTCATTTGTTCTTTAACATAAGTAGCAACACGCTGACCACGATTACGTTCTTCAGCTGTCATAGTTTCTGAATTGCCACCACCATCTTCAAGATCATCAAGATTTGATGCTTTATCATTTCCCTCAGTCTTATTGGATTTTAAAGATTCATTTGCGTCAGTTTTGAGCAAAGTCTTTGTGATTGTTTTTGAGAATTTATTTGAACTTACATCGTTTGATAAAAACTCAGCAACATTTCGTTTAGCACGCATCAATGCAATATTATATGCGTCTTCACGTGAAGATGTGTGATTTGTTTGGATGTAAGCAGTGCCTGTAGAAACAAGACCAAAGAAATTCCCCTGTTCGTCAAACTCAACTTTAATGAGTCCGTTCGATTTTAAGAATTGGGCTTCTTTCTTTTCCAGTTTAGCAACTGGAGCAGGTGCTTCGGGTGGGAGTTGTGTGACAGTTTTGGTTGACGAACAACCAGCAACGAACAGCGCACAAACTGACATAACAATAACACTTCGTTTCATAATTTAGATCCTTTTCAAGTTAAGGTAGAATAATTATACCTTACATACTATTTTTTGTCAAGCATTATCTTGTGATCTTCTTGAGTTTGGGCGAACAGGAACAGGTTGCTTTACAGTTTCTTCAGTTTTTTGTTCGTTTTCGTTCCAAGGATTTTTCGGATCAAAGTCTTCTTCCTTCTTTTTAAAGAAATCTTTGACTACTTTGAAAAATTCTTTTGGTGGTTCTTCGGCTGGTGGTCCCTGTAAAATTGAGGGATCCCATTCTTGCGTTTTTGGTTCTGTTGGTTGATAGACTGCAGTAATTCCAGTGTATGGATCGTAATTCAAATCTCCTGGTTTCATCTCAGAACCTTGGATCGAAGAAACAATTTTATTCCATCTGTTCTCAGATTTTTGTTCATCAACTTCTTCGTCTAGCAAACGAGCACGTTCTTTACCCTTCTTAAACCAATTGGTAATTTCTTCGTCTTCAGATTTCGTTTTATTTAATAAAGATTCCCTATTCGCTGCAATTAATAATAAAACGGCAAGTGGATCAAACACGAAAACAATCATGAGGATGACGATACGCACAGCAGACTCAAGTAAAGAGTCGTCCATCGTATCGCCATACATCAATGCTGCGATGTATTTTATTGGTCCGACTTCGGCTTCGACTTTACGGACTTCGCTGGCGATTGGCGCACGCTCTTGGTTGAGACTTGCGATTTCGGTTTGGGACCTCTGGATTTCGTTGATGAGGTTGGTTCGCTCTTTGGCTTGTCGCTGTCTGATGGAGACTGCGTTTGCGGCTCCTCGTTCGTCGCTACTTCTTGCGAGGGTTTGGTCGACTTGCGCATCCAGTTGAGTAATTGCTTTACGAGCTGCATCTATATTCTCCTTTTGTGTTTTTATTTTCTCATCGATGAGGGATAATTTAGATACAATATCACCTGTTGGCACTGCTTGGTCTAAATGTGCTTTTGACAAATAACCAAAGATACCCATTGATGTGAGTATCATTAACACAACAACAGCAGTTGTGAAATATGTTTTAAGTAGTGTTGGGATTGTTGACCAGCTTCTATACAGCCATGATGCTGCAACAAGTTTGCTTACTTCAAGAGCAGTTCCCATTATTGCGATGGGCACAACAGCAGTTGAGAAAATAGCAATAAGACCCATCACAGAATAATACGCTGCTATTGCAGACAATAATAGTCCGCAACCAAATAGTAGGTATATCATTTCTTTATATGTTTCCTGTGAGTTTTAATCATAATCCATTCATTATAATAATTGTCTTCTAAAAGTACATTATTGTCAAATTGGAATTTCGCTTCCCAATAATTAGTGTTACCTCTAGTCGGACACAACATCAAAATTTTGCGTGTGAAACTTTCCTTACCATATTTATCAATATCTGCAAGTAGTTCTTTGTTCGAACCCCAGTAGTCACGCCAATCACTCTCAACTCTTGTTCGTTTTTTCTTACCTTTTACTTGCCTAGTTTTTGCTTGGCTAAAGTATTTACGACCAATGTATTTTTTTCCTGTTGTATTGTTTGTAATTTCGTATATGAACCCATACCAATCTTCAGGGTCATTCAGGGGTTGGTTGTTGTATATCCACATTTTCTGGTTTCTTGTCAGTCAATCCTTCTACTTGAGAAGTGTCTAATGATTGACCTTGTGGATTTTTAAGTTTACTGAACCAGTCGTCGCCTTGTAGTTCTGATGTGTTTTCAGGCATCTTCTTCCTCCTCAAAGTCTTCCTCTTCATATATATCACCACCACAGAATGGGCAATATACAACATCGGTTGACTGAAGATCGTCTACCTTAAATGAGATTTTTCCATGCGATCCGCATGATTCACAATCAAAATATTTAACTGCCATCTCTTACCTTCGTTAATCCGAGTTTATTAAAAACCTTAAACCACATCCAACCAATATCAAACTCTACTGGTTTTCTACTTAATTTTGGGTTTGCTGGATCACCATGATGGTTATTGTGTAATTCTTCACCACCTATGATAATTCCCCACGGAATTATGTTAGTCGATTTTTCTTTGGTGTCATAATTTCTATAACCATAATAATGTCCCATACCATTTATAACACCTGCTGCCCAGAATGGAATCCATACCATTTGAACTGCCCAGAACCAAATTCCCCACCAACCGAACAGAATTAAACTAATTACCAACATTAAAACAATTCCAGCATATGGAAATTTTGAATAAACATTTCTTTCCATCCAGTCATCTGGAGTTCCAACACCATACTTCTGAATCATTTCTTTATCTCTTGCGGATTGAACATAGCAAGAAACCCCAGCGAATAAAACAAACCAGATACCCTCATTGTGAGGACTATGAGGATCGCCCTCTTTGTCCGAGTTCTGATGATGTTTACGATGTATCGCAACCCATTCTTTTGTTACCATGCCAGTTGTTAACCACAACCAAAAGCGCATGAAATGGGATAGAACTGGATCAAACTCTATACCTCTATGTGTTTGTCCTCTGTGTAAATACAGTGTAACACAAACAATGGTAATGTGTGTCATTACCAACAGATAAATTATTTCAATCATCTTGCCTTTCGTACATTACGGTATTGGTATCTCCCAATGACCATTTTGCATTTGTTTCGACAGACCAGCGTTTAGTAGCCACTCTAAAATCTGGCGTCTTAAGTTCTTTAGGATTACTGCTTGGCTCTAATATAATTAAACGATTATTAGGCTGAGCAGCAAACTGCCCATTATCACACTGAATGAAATTATAAGACTTGTGATCTTCGGGGTCTTCAGAAAACCCTGTATCAAGTATGTTAAAATCAGGATGAGCACTATCAACTGTAAAAAGATAAACACCATGCTGCCAATCTCCATTCTTTAATTTAAACTTACAACGCATTGATTGTAGTTGTGCTTTCTTTATGACAGTTATATCGTAAGAAAGGCAATCCCACAACTGTAGATAATCTAGTGGTAATGGCTCACCCTCAATAGGTTTCCAGCAGTAAGCATGTAGTGGTAGCTTATCGTATAATGCACCATAATTATTCAAGTAAGATTCAATACGAAATGCTTGCCCTCTTAGCGACTTAATACTTACCCACCAACATGGTTCAAGTTCTCCGTGACCCTTTTCAAAGTCATAGAGAAACTCTCTACGAACAAAACATTTTACTGGTGGTAAGTTGGCTAGAATATGTGACATTAAAACCCCACCGATGAACCACAACCACAAGAAGTTTTTGTTTTAGGATTAGTAATTACAAATCGAGACTCAAAGGGTTGCTCTTTATAATCAAGTGTTGCTTCGTTCAAATATTCCATTGACATGTAATCTACAATCAATTTAACATCCGATGCTTCAAAAACAAAATCACCATCATCTATTGTGTTTTCAAAAGTAAACACATACTCGAAACCATTACAACCACCACCACGAACAGCAACCCTAAGACCTTTAAGTGATGAGTCATTTTCTTCAATAATTAAATCGCGGATTCGTTCAGAGGCATTAGATGTCAATTGCATTAAGCAGCCTTACCCCATACGTCGCCCCAGTCACCAGACAACGCACCCTTGGCATAATCAGTAGCACGATTTTCGAAGAAGTTGGTATGGGTTGGGGCATTAATCATTTCCTCTACCCATGGTAGAGGATTCTTTTTAACTTTGAAGATTCCCTTCAAGCCAAGAGAGATAAGACGACGATCTGCGATGTAACGAATATACTTCTTGACTTCTTCAGCCGACAGGTCTCTCATGTCACCCATACTGAATGCGAGATCAATAAACTTATCTTCAAGTTCAACCATCTTTTCAGCAATAGCATAAATCTTGCTCTTCAAATCATCATTCCACAATTCTCTGTTTTCTTCTACATATGTTCTGAACAATTTAATCATTGACTCTGCGTGCATTGTTTCATCAACAATAGACCATGTAACGATTTGTCCCATACCCTTCATCATACCATGACGTGGGAAGTTCAACAACATAATGAAAGAACTAAACAACTGCATACCTTCAGTGAATGCTGAGAATGCTGCGATGTTTGTTGCTACTGATTCTGCTGTTCCATTTGCTTTAGACAAAGCCATAAAGTAATCATGCTTGTCTCTCATTTGCGCATATTCTAGAAACTCGTTATAGGTTGCTTCTGGCATACCAACTGTTTCAATCAGATGAGAATACGCAGCAACGTGCAATGCTTCTCTAGCAGAGAAACCAAGCAACATCATACGCACTTCTGGTTGCTTAAAATATGGTAAGTAATTATTTACGTAACCACCAGCAACATCAACGTCACCTTGAACAAAGAATCTGAAAATGTTTGTCAGGAAATGTTTTTCATGTTCTGTCAGTTTTTTCTTCCAGTCCTTCACATCTTCCATCATCGGCACTTCTGTATGAAGCCAGTGCGCTTGCTCATGTTTTAACCAAGCATCATATGCCCATGGATAATTAAATGGTTTAAACGAATTTCTATCGTCTGTTAATTTTAGTTTTTCTTTCTTCGACACCATCTGTGTTTCCTTTAGTTTCTAGTATTATCCCTCGCAAGCAAGGCACTCATTTCCTTCAGCAAGAGATTTTAAATCGATCTCCTGTATTACTTCTCGTTCTATCTTCTTAGATACTTTATCTGCCTTGCCAATCTTTTCGGATCTGCAGTAGTAAAGTGTTTTTAATCCTTGTTTCCATGCTTGGAAGTGCACTGCGTGAACATATTTAATGTTTGAGTCAGGTCTGAAGAATAAGTTAAGCGACTGGGCTTGATCAATATATTCTTGTCTGTCTGCTGCATGCTGTACAAGCCATCGTTGGTCGAGTTCCATTGAAGTTTTGAAAACATCTTTTGTCCATTCATCAAGGAACTCGAGATGTTGAACACTTCCATCGTTGGCGATAATACTTGACCAGATTTCGTTATAATCCAACTTACTTTCTGCATCACACTTCTCCTTAATAATTTTATCAAGCCACTTGTTTTTATTCAGCGAAGAACCCGAAAGAGTATCCTGCCTATAAGCATTGGCACGATAAGGTTCAATACTAGGACTAGTGTTGCCCATAAGAATGGAAGAAGAAGCATTGGGAGCAATAGCCATGAGATGACTAAAACGATTCCCAGTGCCCACTGCATCAGGTGCTTCACCACGCTCCAATCCGAGTTCTTTATTTGCACGATCTAACCCTTCTCTAATGTGTTTAAAGATTTGTCTGTTTCTTCCGACGGAGAGTGCTGATTCCCACGGCATGTTATTTCGTTGTAGATAAGCATGCCAACCCAAAGCACCGACACCAATGCTGCGCTCACGTATGGCACTATACCTTGCACGCTCAATGGAGGTAGGAGCATTAAGAATGAAATACTCCAAAACATTGTCAAGCATTTCAGCAACATCACGAAGAAAGTTAGGATCTGTTCTCCATTCATCATAGTACTCCAAATTTAAAGAAGATAAGCAACACACTGCAGTGCGTTCTTCGTTGGTTGGTAAAATAATTTCAGAACACAAGTTTGACTGGTGAACTTTAAGACCTTTGTCTTTTAACCACTGTGGTAAATGGCGATTTGATGTATCAACGAAGTGAAGATATGGCTCACCTGTCATCATACGCAACTCTAAAATTTGTTGCCATAATGCACGAGCAGAAACCACTTCTCTTATGTCACCACTGTGTGGATCTTTCAATTCCCATGAATCATCTGCTTCTGGGTCTAACATACACTTTTCAATAATCTGCATAAATGCGTCAGGAATATTGATTGCGTGATGTAGATTTAAACAACGGAGATTCTGATCTCCTGTTGGTTTGCGCATTTCTAGGAAAGGAATAATATCTGGATGGCTAATGTCGAGATAAGCAGCATAACTGCCACGACGAGTGCGTCCCTGACGGTAAGCCAAAGAACTCGCATCGTAAATCTTGAGGTGTGGCATAACACCAGTCGATTTATCATCTGCCGAACGAATGCCAAAACCAATACCGACACCGCCACCGAGCATACTAAGCCAATTAGTTTCACTAAGATTATCAACTAAACCCTCCGCTGTGTCTTCAATATAATTTAAAAAACAAGAGATAGGCATACCCCTCTTGCTTCTCCCAAAGGATAGAATTGGTGTTGAATATGACAACCAATGCTTGGATGAATAGTCGTACAACCTTTGAGCATGAGCAGGATTACTGCCAAATGCATTCGATACATACGCAAATCTTTCTTGTGGGGATTGTTCTTCTTCTTTCATGTAAGATTCACGTAGACGTTTAACACCTAATGAATCAAATAAACTGTCTCTACTATAATCTACTACCAGACCATTAATGGTATCTTGCATTTAACACTCCAATTATTATTATTGTACAAATTCCTTAGACAAAGGAAATATCTTTGCGATGACCTCGGCACATGCTTTGGCGATGAGTGTGTGTTCTTTTTGTGTTCCGTTTGCTGAGCGTAACTGTATATAGTGTATCCAAGATCTCAGTGTTCCATTCATGTAAAGTTTAGACTCAATAAGACCTTCTGGCAAAACAGCACGAGCCTGTTCTTTAGCAATACCATTTGCGATCGCCCACTCATATTCCCTCTTTGCTGCATAAATCACTCTTTGTTGAGCACGTTCCCACTCAATTTGAATCATTTTATCCTCAGTTTCCACACTATTTTGTCTATTTTTTTCATCTTGAAGACGTGCCTCACGAATGACAAAATTAAGATCTTTTGTAGGATCAGCATAGCGTTGAGAGAATTCTTGGAAAGAGAAACTACGGTGGCGTAACATTTGTCTAGCAATATCACGTGTTGTAGTAATTTCCAAACATACGTTCACCATCTCAAGTGGTGACCAATGTTGATTTTTAATTAGATACTTAATTAGTTTTTCACTTGTATCTTTGTTACTTTGATTGCTTGGATTACTAACACGTGCGCAGAATGCCACAAGATCCGTCATGTTTTCAGCAAAGTATTCGGCAGGTTGCGAATATGAGATTAATTCTACTTTCATTTTGTTTCCTTCATCAATAACTCTTTGAGCCCACATTTCCTCATTCTCAAGAATAGGAATATTCAAATTTTCTTCCATACAGTATATCTCGCTTTCGCTTCTAAACCACTAACAGTGTATTCATCGATAAGTTTCAAAACCTTTTCTTGCGTGTAACCAGCAAGAATTAATTCATTTATATCTTTATATCCTGTCTCTGGCATTAAGGAAACAGTGTAACCAAGATCAATACACTTCTCAATTTGCTTACACAGTTCTTTATTTCTTGGTTCGTTATCAAAAACTACAACGAGATTAGTAGAAAGACCGCGAAGATAGAGACTATCAAAACTTGCTCCTGCAACAGCAATGGTGTTTGATAGAAAAAGAGAGTCAATCGGTCCTTCAACCGCATAAACTTTTTCAGCAAAATTGACACGTTCAAGTCCATAAATTCTCTCCATATCATCATCAAGTTTGATTGTCATATATCTCGGTTGTTCATCGCCGAAAGCTCTACCCTGAAAAGCAAAAACTTTTCCGTGTTCATTAAAGAAGGGGATTACTAATCGAGGATGATCATTATCTTCTGAGGTGTATGTATATTTAACTCTGTTAACATACTTCTTCCACTTTGGCGCATAAAAAAGATTTTCATAATGTGTGCGTGGAATTTTACGTTTCTCAACATATAACACAGCAGGATGATCTGCTGGCATTGTATCAATCCGTCTAAGACCACTAAGAGTATCATCTTGTAACTCGACAAAAACTGGCTTTGTGTCAGCAATTTCTATCGTTTTATGCGCATTATATCTCTTTGGACCCGACTTATAACGCTCCATTACATACTGCTCATAAAGGTATGGGTCAACGTGTTTAATCAGATTGCCTGCGTTTGTTGACACTCCACAATTATGACACTTGTAAAACAAGTCATTTTTTGAGGGATATGCGTATCCTCTTGCCTTCAGTTTGTTCTTGGTGCTATCGCCACAGAAGGGACAGGAGAAATTGAAGGTGTTGTCTTTCTTCTCCTTGAAATTTCGAAGGCGAGAAGAAAGTTGGGTGATGTATTTTAGATCAATGTATAGCATATTGTATATTATACCCCGAATGGGGTTAAAGAGCAAATTTTATTTTAGAATTTTATACTGCTGTAAACGATGTTACCAAGTACCAGCACTATACGCTGTACGTTTCCATATATCAGTTGAATTATTTACATAATTCGCTACGCAATAGTATATGTAAGAAGTATCAAAGGCTATCATACCTGTTTTATCACCAGCTGCGCCATAACTATGAGTAGGAGGATTAGTTGATAAAATTAATCTATCAGCATTGATATACTGACTGTATGAAATAGCTGCCAGTGAAATGCCACCAAATGTAGAGTTTGCTTTATCATAAACAGAGTGTAGGATAGAATAATATCCACCGAAACTGTTTCTTGACACATCTGTTAAAGTAGGTATCAATGTCTGACTATTGTTTACTGTTATTATTGAACCAGCACTTTGTGTTATGGCATTAGAAGTATTAGTAGCAGAATACACAAGTGTATCAGAAAGTTGTAGTGTTCCCGCTGTTAAAACTACTGGTCCCATTGTAATAACACCTTTAACTAAAACTCCAGCAGAAGCATTATTTACAGTCACAGTACCATAATTACCACCAACCATAATAGTTGTACCACTACCAGTAATGCTTAATGTAGATGAAGATAAATCGCATCCTCTAAATACTGTGTATGCAGATGATGTTTTTGTAGCTGCTGTTGTTACTGTACAACCAATAAGATCAACTGTTCCTGTTGTATTATCTGCTGAGATAACAAGATTTGTCATCTTTAGACCATCAATGGTACAACCTTTTGTAATGGTCAAAGTACCAGACAGTGTAGTATTTTTACCCACCAATTCATGTGTGGTTAAAACAGTAAACTGAGTATTAATTGTTACATTTTCTGTATAGTCGCCTGGATGTAAAATAATTGTTTTTCTTTGTCCGACACCAGTTGTTTCAAATGCCAAGGCTGCTAATACTTGTGCTTGAGCAATAGTCTTAACTGGATCACCAATAGTTCCATTACCACTATTATCAAAAGCAACAGGGCTAACATGGATTTCTGGACCATATCCTGTAATGTATGGACTTACAGCATCTAATTTATTGCTATATGTAATCGCACCAGTTGATTCGTTATATTGTAAAACTCGTTTAGTTGCATATGCGCTCGTACCACCACTTTGAGTAATAGCTCCAGTTGTGATTGCTATACCACCTGGTGTTACACCGTCGGATATTTTTAATGCACCAATTTCTGGATCATAGAACAATTCACCAGTTACACCAATATGAGAGGCAGCAGGATTGCCACCCATTTTATCGGCGAATAGTTTATATGTTTTATTTGACATTTTATTTCCCTTGTTATAAGATAATGTCCTTTTTCAAGGGAAATTAAATTGTTAGTTTTAGTTTATGAACTTTGCAAAGAAATCTGAATGGCCAATAACATATCCAAGAACTACTGCACCGCCAATGAGCATCCATCGCCACTTCTCAAGAACATCAACACGATTGTCAATCTTATGCATCTGATCTGACAGAGATTGATGTTGAGTAGTAGCGTCATGTTTAATTGATGCTGTCGAAGCATCAATTTTGTCAACGATTTCTCTTGTGGTAGTTGTAATTCTAGAATGCACTTCTTTTACATCGGAACGAATTTCGGAAATATCCTCTTTTAGATTTTCGACATTCGTCTCAAGAGAAGCGACTCTCTCTTCTACTGGACTCATTTTACTTCCTCGTATATTTGCTTTTGAGTTCGATACCATTCTTGCCATCCCTTCAACTTGCTTCTTACTTCGTAGCAGGTTGCGTAGTTGTCGACGACGACTTCAAGGACTTGACTGGCTTTAACATCGGAGGTTCCTCCATCAGTTCCTTGGGTGCTTCTGGAAACTTGATTTTGACTGGCACTGTCGTGGAGCACGACTGCAGAGTTAGGCAAGCTGCACTGATTATCGAGATCTTTAGCAACGACATCTTTAATGATTTGTTTGTTTTCATTAGCAGTTTCCCTTACTATTTCTATTTGTTTTACAACCTTTTCAACAATCTTTACATTCTGTTGCTTTGACTTTTCTTCAGCAACTTGAACTTTTCTCTCAAACTCTTTCGTTGCTTCTATCCAAGTTTTAGAAGCATAGTGATAGCCTTCTAAGAATAAACCAGCAACTAAAAATATTCCAGCAATTGCCTTAACAATATTTCCATATAATGATATGAATGGAAGTTTGGAACCAACTGTTCCAATTATAATACCGATAATACCAATACTAAAAATAGCATGAATTGCATAGGCAATCCACTCGGCAGGAATAAACGATAACATCCAAATACTCATGTTATACTTTCTTTATTCTCTTTAACATTCTTATCTGCTTCACTTTCTTTCTTACGATAGGTTCGTCAGTGGAAACGGCAGAACCAGTGGCATTTGTTGGCACTTCTTCTGATAAGAACTTCTCTACTAGTAGAAACTCTTCACAGAGAATTATATCTTCTCTTCTAATTTTTGTCAAAAGATTATCGTAATCTTCTTCCAAATTTACCATTGATCTTTTATTCTCAACACATTCTCTCACAAGAAAATATGCAGTGGCTAATGTCCCAAGTTTTGATCCAAGACCTGGAACTTTTTCCATAATTCGTTTAATTCTAAAGACCATTCTATGTAACATAGAATACTGATCTTTCTCAGTCCATGTCATATCTTTCAGTTTCTTTAAAGGATTTCCCTTTTGATCGATGATGCCGAGTTGATATGCTTTTGTCTCTTCGAATGGAGTAACAAGCATACTTAGAATTCTAAACGCAATTAAATTATCAACTAACTGTGACATTAAATTTTCCTTAACTCTGAAATGATATTTTCATCAAGTTTTATATCAGAGGAAATGATGTTTGTTCCTGGTATAACTTCTGGCATTTTATTTAAAAAAACTAAAAATGTTACTAGTAAATTCCAATCGTTTTTCTCTATTTTATAGAACAGCATTTTTATTGCTGATTCTCCAAATATGTTAAAAAGAACGATAAGGTGATTAAGAATTAATCTTTCTTTTAACTCATCGTTCTTTTTATATCGTGTAAATAATTTTTTAATGTATAGAAATTTCTTCAGATCTTCCTCAAACTCTGTAACAGTAGAGCATTGAGGATTATCGTAATTATGCATTGCATATTGAAGAAATTCAGCATCACTTTTAAACATAATGTATTAAAAAAATCAATTACGCATTTGTAAATGTAATACCTTGAGTTGGTGCTGATGTAGAACCAGAGGAACTTGTCGCTGCTCCAGCAGAAGCAACAGGAATCCACTTACCGTTACCGTCAGCATATGCCCAAGCCCACTGAGTCATATACAATCCAGCTACTGCAGCTGTTCTTGCTTTATAGTATAATGATCCTCTTTCGCCTGAGTTAGCTGGCTCAATTGACATTGTGTTAGCTGAAGTTACGTTCATAATAAACGTAAATACTTTACCAGAATCACCTGCTGTCATTGATGGAAGTGTTACGTTCCATGCGCCACCAGACATGTTAAGTTGGATAAGAGAGTTAACAGCCAACTGAGATGTGTTCAATGAAGTGTTAGCAGAAATAGTAATAATTTGTGTATTATTTGTAATACCACCTGTTGTTCCTACGAATCCTAGAGAAACAAACTTAGGATAGTGGAAATTGTGGAATACGTTACCAGAAACGTCAACAGAAGCTACTGGAGTGCCACCAACACGTAGACTTAATAATCTACTTGATGCATTCGACAATGTATTTGTAATATTTAAATCGAGTGCTGTGTGAATAACAGAAGAACTGTTCCATGTCTCAACCAACGCTAGTGATGTTCCACCAACTGTTGCTAAATCACCAATCTGGAATGTAAACTTAGTTGCGCCAACATTACTTAATGTTAATGATGGTAAGTTAGATCCACTTCCAGATATACGGAAAGCTCCATTAGTAGCATTACCACCAGACGCTTTAACAATAAAAGAGTTTGTTGTTAAAGTGAGAGTTGGGTTTACAGAATTACTGCATGTTAAACCACCAAGCAGAGAATCTAATGTGAGTTTTCTATTGTCACCAGATTGGACAATTAAAAACAACTCTGCGCCAGTCAAAGCTGACGCTGAGTTTAATTCAGATATCTTTTTAGATGCCATTTTTTATTCCTTATAAGGTTATCTCAATGTATTTATTAACTATCTGGGAACTCGATATCATCAGCAGCATCGCCAGTGATTAGAGAACGACCAGCAACTAATGTTTCATACTGAACACGACCAGCACGACCACCAGTTCCCTCAGTTCTTAGTACCCATCCTGGAGACATAACTGCTGCTGGCTCACCAGAACCAAGATCAGCAACGGCAGTAGCTTGATCAGCTGCAGCTTGGATTTCAAAGTACTGAGCATTGTTACCAGTACCAGAAATGTCAATAATAGTTTCTGTTGTATATGTAAGACCAGTCAATGTACCAGCAGTTGTAACAATCGCAGAACCAGCGTTAGTTTGTAAAGTAAAACCAGTTACGTTTGGTGATGTGCCAGTTACTGCAGATACTTTATATGTTGTTCCACTTGTATATCCAGTAATAGTTCCTGTTCCACCTAATGTCCCAGTAATAGTAACACGATCGCCAGCAGCTAATGAAGAATTACCGCAAGTAAATTGACCACCAGTTCCTGAAGTAGCAACAGTTGCTGCAATAGTACCAGTTGTATTTGCAGCTTTTACGCTAAACACACCAGTTGCGAAATTAGCAGTAGCAACATAATATGATGTATTGTTTGTTAGTCCAGTTGCGGCAGTACCACCACCATGGAAATATTTAACTTCTTCTCCAGCAACTAAACCATGAGTTGCATATGTAACAGTATCAGCAGCAGTTGTTATTCCAGATGTTGGAATGATGCGAGCAGGTTTAGCGATAGCAACTGTTGGCACTGATGTGTAAGAAGAACCTACGTTTGTCACAGCGATTGCTGTTACTGCGCCACCAGAAATAGTTGCTGTTGCTGCAGCTGATGAACCACCACCACCAGAGAATGTTACTGCTGGTGCAGTTCCGAGATATCTTGTACCAGCAAAAGAAATGTTAACATCAACAACATTGTCGCCACCAGCTTGCGCTTCTGTAGCATCAACACCGTATGTATTTCTCTTGTCTGCCAGAGACAAATTCTTAGGTGATTGCTGAACACGAACTGGCTCGGAAGCGATCGTTAGCGTTGCATTCGATCCTTCAAAATTACTTGTTAGTGTTAGAGCAGTATTGCTTGTGATAGATAATACTTTATATTTTACTGTTCCGATAATTAATGTATCGCCAGCGTCGATGTCGGTAAGGAACGTTGTTCCTGAACCTGTTACTGCTGCTGATCCGTTGGTTACATCAATCGATGTTCCTGTTGGCGTCGCAGCGTCTTGTTTTCCCCAAAGTGCCATTTTAGTTTTCTCCTTGTTTATCTAGAATTAGGAAGATGTAATGGATAACCTGTCATCTCTACACCACTTCCTTTTTTCTTTGGTGTTGACCCCTTTTGTCTTGCGCCAGATGCAGAACCTTTCGGTCTACCACGCCCACGTTTTTCTGTTGATGATTCTTTTTCATCATCAGCATCATATCCCTTTTCATCCTTATCCTTTTCACCCTTATAGTATTCTGTACCATATTTACCAGTTACTTTACGAGAAGGAAGATCTGACATTTTAATTTCATCAAGATTAAATCCTTTAAATGAAACCAACTCTACTTCTTCTTTCTTGGTTCCAAGATCTGCTGATAATTTTGCAGCGATTGCCATCTGGCGACGCTTTTCCATAGATTTGCCAGCAAATTGTGGAGCATCTGATTTCTTAAAGTCTTTAATAACATCGCCCATAGATGCTTTTGTCATATTCATTTTTTCGGCGATCTCGATGAACTGCTCGATTAACGCCAATTCTTCTTGGGTAAATTCCATCTCTATTTCCTCGTTAGTAGGTTTTGGTAAGTGTGGGGTTACTTTGAACTTATGTAGTTTACCATCACCCAACTCTTTATGAGCCTGGATATGTACATTCTTACCATCGTTCTTAGTTACTTTTCCTTGCATCTTGTCACCAGTCTTACTGGCGTAGAAGTCGACATGCTGATCAGATACTTTATGAATATCCATCTTAGCGTGGTCAGGATGCATAACACCTTGTGATGCGTATTCGCGACCATTAATACGAGCTTCTTCTATCTGAACTTCTTCAGACCACTCTCTGCGTTTTCTCATAAACTCAGAACGACCTCTTCCAACAGTACCACCGATTCTATCTGTTTTCTTTGCTGCAGTTTGAGCATTGTTGAAATGGCGGTCTTCTCCATCCATGTCGCCTTTAGCATTTGCTTTTGCTGCTTTTTTCATGTGACCCATAACTACATCACCATGAACTTTTCTGACTACCTTTTCAGTTGACTTAGTGTCATTACCATTGACATGTGCATTTGCAAATTTGTTGTAGAGAGTTCGAACTGTTAAATCGCCTTCTTCTAGTTCAACTTCTTCTTTCATTTTCTTTTTCGCTAATGCCTGTTTAGCAAGTTCACGTGCACGGCTCATTGGCGATTGCGTTGTTCCATCTGAATTTTTAACAGGTTTAGATTTTGTATATGGACCATCAAATGGTACATTATCTTTACGACTTAATGTTGCTCGTGAATTTGGTGAGAAGTTTGTTGAAGAACCGCCACCGATTTCATCACCTTTACGACGATAAGCAGATGCTGGCTTTTCGTAGTATCCTTCTTCTACTTGTTCAGCTTCTTCTTTTTTCATTAGACCCTTAACAGCACCCTTTACCATGTTGATCTGCTTTTGACCAACTTTATGGAAGAAACCTTTTTTACTGTCTTCTTTGTCTGACTTCAATTTTGCAATTCTGTCATCAGATTGTTTATCGATAGATTTCTTTGCATGATCTGCAGCATCAGAACGCAATTTCTTAATCTGATCGTCTGTTAATTCATTAATCTCTTCTTCTTTTACTGGAACGCAGTTAGGAACTTTCTTTCCGTTCTTCATTTTCATACCAACTGCAGTGTAACCTTTCCAGCAAGCATCCTTTAAATCTCCAGTTGCTTTTTCAACTTCATCGATTTGCTCAACTTCTTCTTTATACGCTAGTTTCGATGCTGCCTTCAAAACACCACTAAGACGCTTTGCTGACTTCTTAGATGCATCAGCAGACTTACCCATCTCGTGTTTTTGAACAGCTTGATTTGCTGACTTAGCAAACGCCAACTTAGGATCTTTAGCACGTTTCTCTGCATCTTTTGCTGAAGAAGCACGTCTCTCTGACTCACGTGCTTTATCTGTAGCATCGCCAGCAGCTTTATAAGCATAAGAAGCAAGAGTCTTTTTATCTAACTCATCTAATTCTTCAACTTCTTCTTTCATTTTCTTCGCACGCAGCTTGGCCAGATCTTCACCTTCGATCTTTCCGTCTTTATCTACATCGATTTTTTGCTGTCCGCCTTTTAACGCTTCCAGGTATACTTGTCTAAATGGGTTGCTCATTTAAGGTGACTCCTTATCATCCATCCGTGTTTTTCGTGAGTATCTATTCTGCCAGCGAGAAAATCAGCCAAACCTTGCTTGTTTTCTCTCGTAGCGATCTCCATTGATTTATTTAGGGATTCTAAAACTCCATCATTCGCATTTTGAAGATCTTGGAGCATTTGTTCAACTGTAACCGACACATTTCCCTCATTTAATGTCTTATATTCGTATATTTCGGAAATAGTCCTTGGAGCATATTCCCTCATAGCACGAATTTCTTCTGCGATATGGTCAATAGAACCATAAACATCTTCATACAACTTACCAAAGAAATCGTGAAACTGGGAAAAGTTTATTCCTTCTACATTCCAATGGTGTGATTGCGCTTTAAAATACATAACAAATGTATTTCCAAGTAAAACTCTAAGCGACATTACTAATTCATTCATTTAACAATCCCATGCTTTTCTAGACCAATAATTTGCGCTAGTCTTATCATTAGTATTTCCCTGTCCAGCTGATCTTGCGCAGTAAGATTTTTTGCGAGCAGGAATATGTTTTTTAATGGAAAGGTTTTTATCCCCAAAATTTACCTTTTGTGCTTTACCATCTCCGTCTGGGTCAACGTAAACCTTTGACTTTTTTACATCACCAGACATAGGTTTATTAAGTGTAACGTTCTTTCCCTGATATGTAGCTTCGTTTAACAAGTATTCTTTGAAGGGAATCATTTCGTGAACCTCTTGTGTTGTAATCTTGATTTTTCGATTTGACGAATTCTCGGAGCAACTCTACGTGCTAGTCTATCAACCAACGCTTTTCTAGTTTGCAAGAATCTCTCAACTCTTTCTTTTTCTGGTAATGTTGCTTTGTTTGGATCTTTACGGAGCATTCTGCGCTTGATCATTGATGTAGCCAAACGACGAGCACGCTTGTTTATTGTAGATTGATTTGATGTTTTTCTCAATGCGATTTGCGCACGAACCTCACGTTTTGATTTGGTTCTAGCAAAACGCTGTTTACGACGGATGCGTTCCATACGAGAGATCTCGAGAATGACAATCTTATCTTCTTTGAGTTTTGCTTCTTCTTCATCATCTTCGTAACCATCAGTATCTAATTCTTCACCAGTCTCGTCATCAACGATTGCTATCTCATCGTCTTCATATGCGTCAATGATATGCTCTGGTTCTGACATTCCAGTAATTTCGTCTTCAAAATCATCGTCCTCGAAATCTTCTTCTTCACTTTCTTTCTCTTCTTCTTCAGTCATATGTCTTTTTTGCATTGCAGTAAAAGAAGACTTTTTATTAAGATCATCTAATTGAGAAATATTTTGAATACCAAGGAATCTCTTTATACTTTCGTAGGACATTTTTCCTGTGTCGCCTACCTTAAATTTATCATCCTCTTCGCAGCCACAATCTTCATCTAATTGAGATTCTTCTTTAACTTGTTTCTTTTGCTCTGCTTCTTTTTTCTCACGTGCTTGACGTTCTTGTTTAGCAAGACGTGACATCTTCTTTAGGAAAGATGGTTTGTTGTAGTATGCAGTAGCCTCGCCAAGTTCTTCTCTTGACTGCAAATAATCTCTAACAGTAGTGATGTAATCTTGCGCTAGTGTAATTTTAGATTGAACCCACTCTGGCATATTCTCATCATCTTCGATCATGTCGATCAAATCTTCGCAATTACGTAGAGTAGTTTGTAGTTGCGTGCGAGCCATTTGACCTTCATAGTCATACTCGCCTTTGTCGATTGTTTTTGCTGCTTCTTCTAGAATATCAAAGTCTTCTTTTAAACCAAACGCTGCGGCAACTTTCTTGTCGCCATGCTTAGTGCGCAGATAGTGAGAGATAGCGTGGTCTTTAGTTTTGAATTCAGAAGTATCTATAATCTTATGTTGAGTCTTGATTAATCCACGTAGAGACTTAATATCATGATTCTTCTTAAGAGAGTCGTACTCTGCCTTAATATCTTCATCGATCTCTTCAGCTTCTTCTTTAATGTTTGTTGGCTTGTCTTTATATACTGTACCAAGATGCTTTGCGCCAGACTTATGTAACGAATTACGTCCATTGGCATTCATGGTGTGGTTGACATCATAACCACCAGATTTATGCTTATACACTTCAATACCATCTAAGTTATCGCGATGTGTTTTAACTTTGTCAGTAGCATAAGAAACTGCTTGATCTAGTTTTTTGAATGGAGCATTTTCGCTTAGTTCAGTTTCTTCTCGCATCTGCTTGTATTTATCGAGGAGATCTTTGTTCTTAGCATAATCTTTTGTTGGCATAGCATAACGAGCAGTCTTAGCATTATCTAAATGATACAGTGATTTTTTTGAGTCACCTTTCATATGCGCAGCAACTGCCTTATCCATATGGTACTTAAAAGTGCCTTCTTCTAAGTCATCTTCTTTTGAAGCATTCTTAAAACGCAATTTATGTGCACGAATCTTTCTACCATGTTTGTCTAACTTAGTGTCAGAAGTCGAAACCTCATCATATCCCTCAGTTACTTTTTGTGGTAGTAATTTCTCGTCGTAGTTAATACCAGCTTCTCTTGCTGTTTGAAGCATGTTTTTTACAACTGAAAGATATTCAGCACGCATTGGTTTGTTTCTAATTTTTCTTAATGCATTATTAACAAGCTGGTCAGCAGAAGAAGACTTCTCGACATCTGTAACACCAAGAGCATCAGCAATAATTCTTGCCACTTTTATTTTATCTGATGAACTAAACTTCATCTCTATTAGTTCTTTAAAAGTTTTCATAGATTCTTCCATGCCCTCTTCTTTTTCCATGTGATATTGTGCTCGAACTTGGTCAATATCGTGTATTGCGTGATTGATATAATCTGCGTGGTGATGTAGAACACCGAGTTTAGCAAGATATTCTTGTGCTTTCTGAGCAGAAATGTTAAATTGCTCAAATTCTTCGTCTGTCATCTCATCATTGCCAACTGCTTTATTTAAAATACCGTAATAATCATCAGTTGCTTTCAATGCATTTAAAATAGCAACTGGGTCTAAATCTTCTTGTTTAGTTAAATGATGAAAAGCATCCAACACTTGTGGATGCTGTAAATTTTTTGGTGTGTAGTTTTTATAAGAGAACTTTGTTGGCTCATCTGCTACTGTGTAATCCTCAACCAACGTCACATCGTGCAACCACTTACGATGTGTATTACCATCAGAATCAACGACAGTAAGATAATTACTACCTCTATTAAGTATTTCATATTTGTGATCATTAGACTCAACGATCTGACCAACTTTAAACACTTCACCTCTATAATAGGACTCTCTCAACCAATCTGTTACTGTAACTTGTTCTTTTACTGCGTCAAGACCCATTGCTTGTCTCAACTCATTCATCAGTCTGCGACCATCAGCTGTGGTCAATGTGGTTGGAAGACCTTTCTTAAATGTATCAAAATCGCCTTTTTTAGCAGCATCACGCATTTTGGTACCAGACATTCCAGATGCGTCATCGCTATCTGGATCACGCTCTCCAGCCGAAACTACTTGTATGGTGTTGAAATTGAACTCTTTACCGTTGTACTGATTCAACAGTTTTGTATATTCCATAACACGATCGCTTCCTGCGACCATGATAATGTCTTTGTATTTTTTGTTGAGTTCTTTGGCGACTTCGATAAATGTTCTTGTGGTTGGACCAGCAGCCATAAAATTGGCTGTTGGGAACATTCTTTTTAGGAAATAGACTTTGCGGTCTACTGGGAGAGGGTTTTTGGTTTTGTCCTGAGTTCTGGACGCATAGATTACATGAGAAGCATTATGTGTAGATGCAAGACGCTCTACAGCACGAACCAACAGTTCGTGACCTGTCGTTGGTGGCTGGAAGCGACCAAACGCAAAAACTACTTTTTTGGAAGGGAGTTCCTTCAGAAATTGGGTATATGCTTTCATTTAATCCATCTATATGAGTAATAATCAATTATTTAGTCATCTTTTATTCTCATAGTACCTTTACAGGCGATACCGTTAATACTACAGATGCTGTACCTTTTAAATCGCTCATACTATTGCTAGCAATCCTTGTGCTGCTGCTACAATCCAACGGCAAGCAACTTCGTCGTTAGCCAATTCTTGTTGCGCTCTGATCTCGGCGACTTCTTTAACAAGAAAATCATATTCTTCTTTAGTTAATTGACCACTTGTATATTGCTCGTAAAATGAGATCAAATCATTAGCAAGAACTCCTGCTGCTCCACCCATTCCTGCTTGTTGCTGTAGTTGTTCTAATAGATTCATCTTCCTCTCCATACATTAGTAATTATTTCTACTCTTGTTTTCTGTAGTTTTAATACACCTTCGCAGAATTTTTCATTGCTAGATGCTTGGGCTTTTTTCAACGCTTCTTCTAAATCACCCAACGCTTGTGCTTGCGGGTCTTTTCTTAAAGTAGCATAGGTTTTTAATTGCTCAACTTTCGAAAATGTTGTTTTCCAATCTCTATCAACGCAATTTAGTTTATCGACTGACAATTTTACTTCAACTAATCTATCGAACATAACTGGATCGTGTGGTTTTGGCATTATGAAAGAGCAACCTGTTAGCACAACTAATGCTATACCTGCTATTAGTTTCTTCATGTTTACCTCGGTCTATTTAAAAAGTTATTTCTAGAAAATTCAAGACGATCAACCAATTTAACAACACGATCTCCCTGAACAGCTACGAATCCTTCTGGTGTTGTAGGAACAAGAGAATTACCTCGCTCAACAAAACCAGAAACCCCTGTCTCTAATTTATTTAATTTGTTTACAATTATCATTTTACATGTAACAATCAAAGAAAACGCTTCATACGCTTTCTCAAGAACAACTCTGTTCTTATCGAGAAAGTCAATTATCTGCTGTCTCTCATCATTCTTCTTTTGTTTGGTGGCAGCTGTTTTAACTTTATCAATATCTTTTTGCAGTTCATCATGAACATACTGAGCAAACCCATGCGCCTGAGAGACACCAACGTAACTACCAGCACGAACATTAGCATTATTGTATTTTGCCATCAATGGATACAGCTGCTTATGTGTTGAGAGATAAGATAAGAATGATGTTGGTATTGCTACTTTAAGTTTCTCTAACTGAGCATGTGCTTTTAGAATAGTGGCTTGCTCTGATGCAGAGAGCGATAGATCCTTTGTTTTGTCTTTAAGGATAGCGTCATCAACAAACACATTCTTTGATTTCTTTAATCCAGCAATAGAATAACCGAAATTGGCTTTCATTGTAGCAGGATCAGAGCCAGTGTAGTAAGTATGAAAAATAATACCCATTTTACTTGCGATGATTCTTCTACCAAGATCACTATCAGCAACGACAGCATATACAATAGTATTGGGTTTGAAAGTAACATGTTTTACTCCATCAATTGTTTGTGGCTTTAGATCGCCTTCAGTATAAAGAAAATCGCCCTGAACAGTTCCATTAATACCAAGATCTCTGCAGTATTTTAAAGCATACTTCATTTTCTCAACAAGACCTGGAGAATGTCCATGGTTTGCGATAATATCTGCTTCTGTTCTGTTAAGTTTCGGATTCGCATTGAATGCTGACTTTGAAGCGACCCAATAATCTGTTCCTGAATCGTGAACAATAATTGAAGGAGAACCATCCCACTTCGTAGTAATTAATGTTCCTGATGGTTTATTATACAAAGCATTGACATAAATCTGAATACTCTCTATGGCAAAATCTAAACCTGCCTTACCTTCCTCGAACATCAAATCTTCTAGATGCGAGAGATGTTTTAAACGAGTAGTATCGTTTACTGCTTCTGCTATGTAACCTTTTAAATTATACATTTCTTGCCTTATTTGATTACGATGTATAGAGAACTATCAGTGCTCAACTTCTTAGAACTAAAATAACAGAATGTCATATTCTCCTGAAATTTGGTTTTCGGTGAAATCATGAAACTATAAAGATATGAGATCAAGTTCGCGAATCTATCTTTAGTTAATTTATCTGCCTTACTGAACAATGCTTCTGCTTGCTTGTAGTCTTTAATCGTATTTGATAAACGTGGGAATTTGGTAAACATCTCTTTTAATTCTGTTTTGGCTTTGGTATAATCGCTTGCTGATACACCAACACCACTACGAACAGTATAACCATACTTCTGCTTTTGATGTGGTCCATACTGTTTAGCATCAACAGCACCAAGTTGATAACCTGCACCAATAAATCTACCTTCTAGAGATACATTTAATGTTGTGGCAGATGCTTTAAAACCACAACGAACAGCAAAACCAGATTTCGTTTGGACAATAAAATTAGCAAAAGTATCTGACAAATCTACTTTAGAAAATGTCATGTCATAATCTAATTTCTGATTCATTTGAGATGCTGGGTCAGTTATCTCGAGAACAGCTTTATCTTCAGTAACTTGCTTTAAAGAAATAGGAATAAGATCTTTCTTCTTGAATGCTGCAGCAATACCATTATTCAGTTCTTCAATAGAAGTTGCATTTACAAGTTTCTTAATGTCGTATGTTTTCTTAATCATCCAAACGTCAGCTGGATTCCAGTTGTCATTTGCTTTACCAGATAATTTTCTGCCAGTCTTATACAAGTTATCAGTTAGATTTGACGCTTGTCTTTCATAATGATACCCTTTGTTACTGCCCATAAACTTCTTTATAACAACTGTTTGTTTTGCAGCGGATTCATAATAAATTGATTGGTATAAGTTTTTCTTGCTACCAATTTTCTGCATAATCTGTTCTTCAGTTAAGGTTTTGTTCGATTCAATTGCTGCCTCAAACATATACATGCTAATCAATTCTTTTAACTCAGTAAGAGCACCTGTGTTGCTCTTGGAATTTTCGCTGAAATGATTAAAACAATTATTGATTGAACTTTCAGAACCTTTTATAAGAACAACTTTTTTATTGGCATCAATTAGAGTTATAGTATCTTTACCAGATGCTAATTCAATTACAAGACTTATGTCTTTTGTCTTTGCTGTTTTTGTGATGGTGAACACCGATTCACCAAGTTTATACTTGTTATCAGTAAACTTCTTTCCTGTTGATGGTGGAATCTTATCTGATTCCTTTAGAACTATTTTATGTCCCTCACCATACTTTGAACTACCAACAATTGATGCCATATTTTTCCAAAATTAACTCTGTTTTTTTCTTTGCTTACAAAGAACTCTCTCATATTTATTGTTCCATTTAATGACTTGTTTAAACAACTTGGGTATTGCTTGGTTGTTGTGAGCATCGTAATTAAATGTTCTGAGATAGTATCGTAGAGTTTTTGAATCTCGACTTTTTCTGGCTCTAGAAAGTAATTGAGTTATTGGAACATTTGGTCGATTTCTTTTAAAGTCCAAGTATATACAATGGGCATATGCTTGTATTTCATCAAACTCCGAAAGATATTTTCTTTCTTCGTTCTTTTTAAGCTGTTTTACTTTTTTGTAGGGAAGAACATAATTTGACCACTCATCACATCTTCTATCAAACTGCATAAAATGCACAAGTTCATGCATAGCAATTTGAATGAGTCTGAATTTAAATTTATTCCACGTTGTTTCTGTAAACGGGAATTTGTCAAAGTAATCTGTATAAATGTGTATAGCACACTGTCGTTCTTGTGGGTCATATTCACCACCCATTGCGACGTTTGTTAAATAGAATTTCGACTTCAGTTTCTCTGGGCGATACTCAACTTTAGTGCGCCATTTTTTGAAGTAGTTTGATAGACCCTTAGAATCGTTGCGATACAGGTCTAAATCGTTCCAAATTTTTGATGGAATGAATTTTGCTCTGAACGGACGTTCAGAGAAAGGTAGAAAATCTATGAAATCGATATTTACTTGTTTGAGATGTTCCATAGCAACCCCATAAGGTCAGGAATATTTATCCTTTATTATACCTTATGGGTTGTTCGGTGTCAAACAGTTTATCCGAAAAATTCGTCTAAACTCTGGGTTTCTTGCGTTTCGAAGTGTTCATCGAACATATTTCGCGAATTTTTAGCCAAGTTTGGATCGAAATTCGTTTTTGTAAGAAGTTCGTTTAGATACCCAGTTGGCTTTTGTTCAGCCAAATCAACATAATGCTGGGCAATACGCTTACGATCAAACTGCTGGATTAACTCATAGTTGTTGTTGACGATACGCATATACTCAGTCTCTGGCATATCGCAGTACTCAGCGATCTTTTCGCCATATTCTTTTGGTGTATAGGACTTCTTAAGCATACAGTAGTTGACCCCTGCTTTCAGAAGAACACCATTACCTTCTTCGTTGTTGGAAACGCCATAGTTCACAGCGATGGGCACAGTCCCGATACGCATAGCATCCACGACAACCCGATTGAAATGCTCACCAAAAGTGTTAGACCAACTAGAATCAATAAGAAATCTAGAAGTTGATAAAATCTCGTCACGTTTTCCTCCAGAAATAAAACCAAGATACTCGAAGTTGCCTGAGTTTTCGGCATTTTCCCAAATACGTTTACCTTCCCTATCAGGTGTTACGTCTGGGTCATATTGCCTAGTAGCAAAATAATCTTCTTTACATTTTTCCTTCGACATCATGTATGCTGCTTCAATACCATAACCACCAACAAGGGTTTTGACATTTTTCATGTAAGGTACTGCACGAATAAGGTCGTCCACACGCTTCCAGCGTTTAAATGTCTGTATTGACAGGATTTTGTTCTCGCGACCAGCAAACTGCGGAGTAGGTGGTACGCCAGCGATATCCTGAGGGTTTAAAATTAACGCTCGAGGTGTGGACATAAAATCAGCTGAGTCATACGCAGCAGGGTGTACGCATGCGAGACCAGCAAAATGTTTTTCAAATATACTAATCCAAGGATAGAGTTTCTTTAGATTTGCGTCATGAATAATTACAATTTGTTTTGCTTTGACATTCTCAATCATTGGCAACCAATCTTTATATTTCTCGGTGTCCTTGTTTTTAAAACCGAAAATAGATTGCCAAATAATAATATCGTGTTTGTTTGCGTCTTCAACAAATTTGTCGATGGACTCTTTTACTTTATAAGAATAATATGGTGCCATCCAACCATCACCTTGATGAACAGGATAACCAGAACCAATACCAATCTCCCATCCTTCCTTCAATTCAGAAGGAATCTCAACAGGACGAACTGTCTTTGTGCCTTTAAGGTAGGCAAAATTTACTTCATGACCAAGTTCTTTTAATCCTGCCATTAGATGTTCGCAGTGATTAATGATTCCACCAAAGTTGTTGAAGGTGTGCATTACCATTAAAATTCTCATGTCCAAAGTCCTTGTCTAATTTTAATCAAACGAATCATCATGTCTTCGTCTTCTTGTTCATAGCGTTGCTCAATTTCAGTGCACAAGTCAAGTGCTTTTTTAGTTTCTTCTTTTTCTTCTTCGGTACGATCCTCAAAGTCAAGGAATCCTTTATCAGCCTCGCGACGTTTATCGCAAATAGCAGACCAACCAGATGCTTCGTGGGCATCAACACGTTTTGGTCGCTCAACTGTCCACCAAGTATATAGATCTAGAATTTCTTGCGCTTTAATTGCTTGGTGAGTTAATTTACCAAAACCCTCATCATCGGGTTTGAGACCCCAATCTTCACCAGCTGTCAATTTACGTTGCCATTCTAGATTAGCAAGTCCGCACTCTGGATTGCGCCAAGTGCGCCAACGGAACCATCCTGTGGCATACCAAGGTGATTTAAACTTCTTGCGTGACTCTTCATCCCAAACAACATGCCACCACGCAAGTTCTACTTCCACAAAATCGACAAGTTCATTGAAGAGGCATGGTAGGAAGCGATTTCCGACATCACACCAGTTTCCTGGCTTAATGTCACGAGGGTGGGCAGTAAGAGAATGAGTGCGAGTAACCCAGCGATTATTGATGTAGTATTTAACAGAGTAAATCGCATCAGGAATGTATAGAATTGCTCCCTGAATCGCATCAAGACCTTCTTCGGCAAGCCAGTATCGAAATTTGTGTGCTTCTTTTGCAGCTGCATTCCAGTTTCTCCATCCCTTTGATGTTTCTGCGTGTGGCTTTGGTGTCCCACGAAGCCAGTCGGCGAATTTAGTGCATGACCAATAGTTGCGCATGTTTTACCTCTTTAAATTTATGTATTCTTTAAAATAATTATCAAATTTGTTAATTAAGCTCTCAATGTCACTGCTGTTTGTAAGATCCTCAACTATGCGCTTCTCATCCATATTAAACTGTTTCGCATATCTTCTTGCGATACTTAGAAGAGTCGCAACTCTCATGTTAGGACTCTTCAAATTTAATGAAAGTTTTTGTCTTTCTTCACGAAAACTCATACAAAGAATTCATCAATATCAGCCTTTACCGCATTGGGATGATACTTCGCCAAATCTTCTTCACCAAGTTTGTTGCGAAGGTAATCATACCACTCTTGTTCTTCCCACATTCCTGGGGAAACACCATTCCATAGTTTTTTCCATAGAGGGTGTTCTTTGTTCAATCTACGAGACTCAACATATTCATATCTAGTATTTTCGTATTCGTACGATCCAAGTTCTAACATGTTTTCACGCAAATAAACAACAAGCGAAACACGCTCAGAACCTTCTTCGCATACGATTGGTGTGTTACCATGAATAACCTCATGATTGTTTACCAACAACAAATCTCCTGGACGAACATTTACGGCAATACGAATTTCAGGGAAAATCAAATAACCACCTGTGTATCTACCATCATTAGAAAGTGTCAACAGATTTGAAAGACCATCAGAAAAGTCGCCAGCATCACGATGAGCAGCAGTTCTAAATGTTTTATTTACTGTTACTGTAGTAAAAGGTGTCTCAGGAATAACAAATCTTGGATCAATTTTATCTGTTGCTACTTTCTGAGCGGAATATCTTGTTGGTAATAGTGTCTCAAAACCTCTAGCCAAATGCTGAAGGAAGGGATACGCCATCTTAAACTTCTCAAAATTATCACGAGTATATGTAGTCGCACGACCAAACGGAATACGAGGATAACGATCGAACCAACCTGCGATACCAGAATCAACTGGATTACCATAGGATGTTTCACTAACCATCTTCATAGTTTCTTGTGTTGATTCTGCTCTCTGCGCAGGTGTCAACGGAATAATACTGTCAACCCACTCATCAAAATTAAATTTGTTGCGGAAACGTGAGATAACCCAAACATTATTCTTACCCGAACCCAATGCTTTCAAACGTGACTCTGGTGTTGGATAACGTGAACGAATTTCTTCAATAACATCCTCATCTCCGAGTTTGGCTTTTTCTGCGTTGAGTAAAGCAAGCATTAGTTCTTCCTGATAATTTGTTACCCACTCACGACCTTCGCCTGTTACCGATGTCCCTTCTTTGATACCAGAAGCAAGTCCACGATTTTCAGTACGAACAGCAGCCTCACGCAATCCAGCATATGCTGCGTCTTGTTCTTCCTTTGAGAAAAAGTTTTTTCTAAACTTAAAGGCAATATGCCTTTCGTCTGGATCAACTCCATAACCAGATGGAAGATAACAATCCGTATCCTCTTCAATCAAAATATCATAATTGGACTCATCAACAAACATACCAAGTAAATGTTCGCAGTCATGTTTTTGTTCTAGTTTAATTACACGTGTCATACTTTAAACCCTTCGAAATTGTTTTCTTCTATTCTTTTACCAAAAGAACTTTGATCAAATAGAGGAACATCATTATCAACTTTACCCATACCACCCAAATTACTTTGAGCACTCATCTCAACATCATATAGACGCATATGTTTACGATCAACTCCAACAATAAATCTCTTATAGAAATTTGGATCAGAATAACGATTCTTCAACTGTTTCACCATAATCTGATTCAACTCCGCAAGTTCCTCTGTACTAATTAGAGCAATCATTAAGTCTGCTGTTGCTGGCAAACCGAAAGATTCAGAAGTATCTTCAAGACCAACATCAGTGTTACTATAACCAGAACGTGTAGTTTGTGTAGCAGAAACAATTGGCACTTTATACTCAACAGCCAAACCACGAAGTTCTTCTGCGATTGCTTTAATATATGTATAAGAGTTTACATTTCCACTCAGTTTCAAACGCTGACTTGCACAAATATTAATATAATCGATAAAGATAATGTCTGGCGTAAAGTCTTTCTTCAATCTCAACTCTTCAAGCAAAGCACGGAAATGACCAGCATGAGCAGAAGTGGTAGGATATTCTTTTACGACCAATTTACCATTCGTCTTTTCTTTCAACTTCTCAACACGAGAATCAAAGACCCTACGCTCAACCATCTTCAATCCTTCCATAGAAAGATCAAGTAGGTTTGCGTCAATACGTTCTGCAATCTTTTCCTCAGCCATCTCCATGGTTATGTATAAAACATTAACACCCTTCATCAACATAGACGAAGCAAAATGACACATTGCCAAAGATTTACCAACACCAGTACCAGCAAGAATAATGTTCAGCGTTTTCTTACTGACTCCTCCGTTCGTGATTTTATTGAGAAGTTCAATGTCGAAAGGAATCTTCTCTTCAACCCTGTGATAAAAATCATAACGATCAGCAGCATTTTCAAGATAGTCATGACCAACATGATTATCAAATGAAACGGCAAGAGCATCGCTAAGAATAGAAACAATCGCATCTTGGTTACGGTTTTTATCTTTTCCATCAATTATTTTGATTGAACTGAGAATAGCATTATAAACTGCTTTATCTTTACAGAATTTTTCTGTTGATTCAACCAACCACTCCTCATTAGAATGTTCATCCGCAAAATCTTCAACAAGTTCGTTAATGTTTTTTACTTGTTCGTCAGTAACATCAGTTCTATTACTTACTTCAATTTTAACAATATCTTTACTTGGAACCTTACCATACTTGTTAAAGAATTTATCAATTTCCTCAAAAACAATACGATCTGTTCTCTCAGTAAAATACTCAGGAACCAGAAAGGGCATAACCTTTCTGGAATATTCCTCATTAGAAATTAGATTTGAAAAAATCTGATTTTCAATTCTCATTCAATTCTTCCTCTAGTTCTTCAATTTCTTGCTCAACGTCACTACCATAATTATACTTTGATTTACAATATTTGTCAAGTTGAGTTAAGATATCCTCAGTGAAGAAATTAGAGGGATTGCTTGCAATGTTTTTACCGAATACTTTTCTACCATCATGAACCTCGATACGACCACCCTGCGCTTTCCAGATTCCTGCTTCAACAGCAAGATCGGTTAGACCATGATGACGATCTAGACCTTTAGTGAAAGACAATTTTGTTTCAACCATAGATTTCTCTCTTGTGAAACGAGACTTCTCAAGTTTACACTTGATAATATTACCAACAACTTCAGTTCCGTCTTTATCTTGCGACTTAGAAAGGAACACGATTGTTGATGCTGCATATTTCAAGCCATCGCCACCACCCATAACTTTAGTTGGAATGTAAGCACCAACTGCTGCGTAAGTATGATTAGTCACAACCATAGCAATATCGAGTTTAGCCAACTTCAAAGATAGCACCCTGAAAGCACCTCGAATCAACTGCGCACGAGTCATATCTCGTGTATCTTTCCCCTCAAGCGTATCTTCCATTTCTTTAGCAGTTGAAAGCATACCCAATGAATCAAGGAACAACATCAAAGGTGGGCGATCTTTCTTTGGTGTCTTTTCATAAGCATCTAGAATCTTAGATGCTTGAGTGCGGAATTCTTGAATCGTAGAAACAGGAACAATAACAAAACGCTTGGTGTCAATACCACGTTCCTGAAGCATGTCCTTCGTCAACGCACCTTCTGTTTCAAAGTAAACGACTCCAGCTTGTTCATTAGTTCGAAGAAAATTTCCCGCAATGCCAAGAGCATAAAAGGTTTTTCCTGTGGAAGACTCACCAGCCAAAGCTGTAACTTTGTTGCTAGGTAAACCACCATAGATGCTACCACTGATAAGAGCATTAAAGGCATAAGAACCAGTATCGATAAAACTGCCAGTATCACCAACCACACCATCATCAGCCAATCCCGCATATTCATTATCAAGTTCCTTTACAATATTTTTTAAAAAACTCATTCTTTTGTCTCCTCTTCATCTTGTTTCACATACTGAATCTCCTGCGCAATCATTGCCAAATATTCGACAGCGCAAACTAAACAATATGATAATTTTTCGTAACCAAATTCGGGCATGTTTACACGAAACACGTAGTCATCTCTAACTTCACCATGTTTCGGACATACACACTTTGGTGGTTTTTCTAGTTGTATATTTTCAGTTTCCATAATAAGATTATACCTCTTTTCTGTTTAAATGTAAAGTAATCATGCGAAGAATTCATCTAGATCGTTTTTCTCAACAATACTCCAGTCAATTGCCTCAAGAATTATTGAAAGTGGATCAAGAAACACCTTCTCAAACTGTTTATCATAATCTATGTATTTATGTAGATTCAGCTCATTTGGTAAAGTACCAACAAACGAAATAATGTTTTCGTGTATTGTGTTTGGTTCACGCAAGTAAACGAATTTAATTTTATCACCATTCTTAATCAATTGATATTTGTTTAAGAGATTCATTTCTTTCATGTAGTGATTATATAACAAAGCACCACGGACATGAATTGGCGTAGCCTTTTTATAGATTGTTGATGAAGATTTATAATCATTCAAGTCATTTACGCCACGTGGGAAAGCAATCTCTTCCACACTCATCGTATTAAATTTCTTTTGAAAGTCAAGAACGAACTTCCTTAGTTCTTTCTCATCACCACCCATAATCACTTTAATGGCATCTTTTAAAGTCTCACGAATAGTAGCAGGTGTTGACGACTTAACCACCTCAAGACCCATAATCTTCATCTTGGGTTGCGCATACTGAACACCCTCAGAGTTATGGACATTGAGAACGTAGCGTTTCTTAGCAGTCCATATACCTTTGTCGGCGATAGACTCACGCTTCATAATCATTTTTTGATCATAAGCATTCTGTCTTCGAGCAAGTTCTTGATAACATTTATCGATGAATGGTTGAACCTTGTCTTCGCATATCTTGTCGATTGTAACTATTACTTTTTGGGTGTCTTTTTGTTGTTCTTCTGTGAAGATAGAATCAACAAGCGGAGCCATATTAATATACACAGAGTCAGTATCAACAGCAATAACATAGTCTGCTCCTTCAGTCTTTAACAATTTGTTGAAATATTCATTGAGTCTATCGTGGATCCAACGAATAGAAAGTTGACCAGAAAGTGTAATACCTTCTGATAATCGTTTATCGTAGTATCGGAAATATTGATTAGCCAAAGCACCATAAGCAGAGTTAAGAGCAATCTTTAATGCCATCTGTAGGTTGTTGAGTCTAGATATCTCATTAGTCAATGCATGATTCTTTGTGTTCTCATATTCCTGCTGCACTTTCAGCATCTGCTTCTTTGACTTGCTTCGATCAGTATACATTTTCTCCATCAACTCAGGGAGGAAACCACGTACGTCTTTACGATAACACCATCCATTCGCAGAAACAGCAAGTCCATTATTATCTGGCTCTTCTTTCAGAAACAAATCTACTCCACCAGAAACGCTTTTAACAATAGTCTCGGGAGACATATTATACTGCATAATCAAATGCGGATACAGACTATTCAAGTCAAACGAAACTACCCACTTATGAAATCCAATCAGAGGATCTTTAACATACGCACCTTCAATTGCTGTGTCTTTAGAGTTACCAGTCTTTGGTGGTATAACAATCTTTTTTGCACGCAAATGATTGTAGATTATAGTATCCCACATGCGAACCTGCGAAAACACATCTTCGTAGTTCACCTTTGCGTTATAAGCCATAACAATCGCCAACTCGACAAGTTTCATCTTGTCTTCAAGCATGTCAACAAGAGAGGTGTCATGAATATTATAGTCAACGAAATCACGCCAGTGGTTTGTATAGAAATCTTTGAAAGAATCTCCTGGGTTTTCTTTCTTACGCTCACCAAGTTCCACAAAAGCAATATGGTCAAGACGATACGATTCCTGCATCGTATAAGTAAACTTCTTATAGAGATCGATGTAGTCAAGAACACTTACGCCAATAATATCATACGCAATTTCTTTATTGCCTTTGATGTAGATTTCTCTGCGTGTGATCATATTCCAAGGCGACATCTTCTTAGAGTCATCTTCGCCGAGAACGTTGTGAATACGTTGAATCAGATATGGGATATCGAACAGATTGATGTTCCAACCTGTAACAATATCTGGTGTGTTCTTACGCCAAAATGTTAAGAACTCGCGAAGCAGTTTTGCTTCCGAGTCACAGTGAATGTAGAAAGGACATTGACCATCGTAAGGTTTGCGACCAAACACAGTTAGACGTTTGGTCTTGTTGTCCATCAACGAGATTAGAAGTATTTCCTCATTCGCCGTTTCGATGTTAGGAAAACCATCCTCAGTCTCAGTTTCAATATCAATAGAGAAACACCTAATCTTGTCCTTGTCGTAAACAATTTCTGACGGATAATTATCCGAGATGTATTGGTAAGCATAATTTAAATTTCCATAAATTTTAAAACCCTCAACACCCTCGTACTTCTCGATAAAGTCTCGTGTGTCTTTAATATTACCTGGAGAGAATGAATACACAACTTCGCCATCAAGTGTGCGCATCATCTCTTTTGAATTTTTATGTTTTGATGTTACGTAGAGAGTTGGGTGGAAATCTATCTTCTCTTTAAATGTCTCACCATTCTCATAACCTCGAACGAGAATTTTATTCCCGATAGAACAAATGTTCGTATAAAACTGCATGACACTCCTTCATGTTTATCTTACTATTATACTTAGAGCGGAGTTTTTTGTAAAATTATTTTCCATGCACCAACTGCATAATATCATATGCGCAGTCGTGAACAGGATGGTGCTTAATTACATTGGCACCTTTATCGAATGGAATCTTAAGATCGCAATATCCATTCTTCGTTGTTTCGCAAAGACAATCTAGAGCAGTTCGAACATCACGCCAACAGTTATATGGCGCAAGCAAATCAACATCTACTGCTTTACATAAACTATCAATTACCATCTGATCAAGAGAACCACGTGACCAGAATGTTGGGTTACTTGGTTTACCAATGTAGTCACGCAACTTCTCAATCCCATCAAGAACAGAAATATCATTCTTTGACGGAACAAAACTCACTTCTCTAATCGAAGGATGAATTTTACTCCACCATTCAATAGTAGATTTGTCAATCGTGCGATTATAATTTTTTACTTGTTCCTCAACATTCAATTTAACGAACAACGCATCTTGTAGATAGTCGTCGTAAGTTTTTTCTGTATTTGTTGGGTCAAATCTAATAATCGCAGCAGACAAAATAACACTGGTGGATTCTACACCAATAGTCTCTACGTCAAACATATACATCATTCGATTTGTTCCTTCACTAATGTATCAAGTTCTTCTTCAGTAAGTTCTTGCATCAAACCGCACCACTGAGTAGGTTTAATTTTCTTACCATCCCAATACTCACCCCATGATTTACCATCCCATGTGGCAAATTGATCATAGTCACGATCTTTAGTTTTAATGATATAGCGACCAATCTTTTCTGGTTTAATTTTACCATCAATCATTTCTGTTCTAGGTAATCCCCACAAAACATCAGTAGTAATATTATCTATGTAGTCTTCATGCGCATTCTCTAAACCTGCGAAATCTATTACATCACTAGGCAGCGAATCAATAGAATCTTTATCAGAAAGACTGTATTCATAACAATCGTCATGTCCCTCAATAAACTGCCCAGCATATCCCATTCCTGGCTCGTGGTAATATGCTTCCACATCCCACCCCTGCCCATCAAGATATTCATAAAGAGATGTTGGTGGGGACCATGCTGATTCGAAAGCAATCCAAATACAATTATCTTCCTGTCGTTCCCAGTCTATAATACCCATCTCCCATTTTGTTCCCCAATTATTGACTGACCAATCATACTCCCACTCACCAGAAGGATTTGGGCGCAAGTGCTGGAATACTTGTTGATTTTCTTTATCTTCTAAAACCTTTTGTAAGGTATCAATTTTAGTTACATCATCATTGCGAAAATATGCGCTGTTATCACACCAATTAGGCATCTTGATTCTCCTGTTCAATAATCTTTACTTCATCATAAAATTCTAATTCGATTAATTCTGTAGCTTTTATTTCGGCTTCCATTATGTCCATACATGTCTCTGATCGGACAACTTTACTATTATTATAACATTTAACAAAAAAGATCATTTAACATTCTCCTTGATAACTATTTGTGTTTGGTTAACAAATCCATCAAGGTATCTAGCAATTCCAGTAAACCCCACAGTAGCAACAGCAATGCCAAGAAAAAATCCCACAATCAAATTAATCATGAGGAAAGTTCCTTTATTGTTTTTACTTCAAACTCTCCCCATCGTTTCTCAGCAGAGTTTGTCAATGAACCATCTTTACTCGAAAAAGAAAACGAAATACCTGTTTTGGTCATACGGTTTTTCCAGATCGGAAATGGTAATACAAACATACGATAACCGATCTTATTAATATTCTCATCCATATATGTTATAAAAATACGCAACGCACCTTTCTTATTTCTAACAGATGCTGGCGACAAACAGCACCATGTGCGTTGAACATCCTTACCTTTGTATTTACTGTGATTCAATGAACGAGCACGCATATACTTTGCGTCAGAATGATCATTAAAATCTTCACCATCTTCATTACTACGTTTGAGTTGTTTGTTGTTGTCAGCAATAACCTGCTCAAGCAAATTAGAAACTGACAACAAACCTGTTTTGGTCAACTCAATGGCTTGCTGTTTTGTTACACCACCATTTTTCTTAAGATGTTCCCAAAGATATTCAACTGCGAGACCATCTGTTATTGCAGAATATTCGGTGTGATTCGCAGCCATTATTTGCTCCAAGCAGTTTTACGTGGGAATGAGGATGCGAAACCAGAAGTGCCAAGATTAAACCCACGGGAATTTTTTCCAGTCATTTTAGACTTTGGGTTTTTGGTAGATTTATAGACAGTGACAGTGCAATTGAGCACAGGGTCAACATAAGTGGTCAGAACATTACGAGGTTTTTTCATCACGATCTCCATATCAAGTTTATAGAATAATTATACTATAAACCCGAATATTTGTCAAGTATTAACCCTACATTGCATAGGGGTATTTTATTCGCCTGGAGGTGAGTGCAGACGGGACTCTTTTTCAACAAGCATCTCCAACCAATTAACAGCTTCGTTCTGATTCTTGAAATGTCTTGTGTGAAACTCGCAAGTTGCTGGATTGATAGCAACGATCATAACATATTTGTCTCGATATACAGATGCTTTGAATACCCAGTCCCCTCTTCGGACTGGTATAAATGAAACAAGTTTACCGTATATTTTTGATTTCTGCATCAAAATATTTAGGGGAACCGAAGTCCCCCTAAACAGTTTTATTTCACTTTACTGGCGTTGGTGTTTTACCATTCACCCAATCCCAATCATCATCTGTCATTGGGATCCAGTTTGTCATTTGCATTCTCCGTATTGTCGCATTAAGTCTTGCGCTTCTTTATACTTTCCATTTCTAGAAAGTTCAGCAGCAGCACGAGCATAGCCAATACCTTTCAACATGACATAAAATTTGCGGAAAAATGTTTTCATCATTTCCCCTCAGTCAATAACTGTTTCTCAGCTTTTGACTTAACTGCGATTTTCTTTGGTTGCTTTGCTTCTGGAACCAAACGCTCCAAAGCAATTTTAAGCATACCATTAAAAATCTCGGCATCTTTAACTTCTACTTCATCATTCAATACGAATGAACGAGTGAAGGCACGATTGGCGATACCTTTGAACAAGAAACCATCTTCTTGGTCTTCAGCTTTAATATTACCACGAACAACCAATTTACCACCATCAATTTCAATATCAATGTCTTGCTGAGCAAAACCTGCGACAGCAATCTCGATCGTGTAATGATTCTCACCATTCTTGCGAATGTTATATGGTGGATAATTAGGAATGTTTTTGGCTACATCATCATGTAGTTTTTGTAAACGATGCCAATGTTCATCGAAACCTACAAAAAATTTGTCAATGTCTTTAGTGCCCCAGAAAGTGGGGATAAAATCGTGTCCCATAATTTTCTCCTTACTTAGTTGCGAATGCTTTTTTGGCATCAAAAGAAGTTGCAGCTGAACCCACTGTAGTGAAAAAATCTACAGAAGATTTGGCGACATTCTTAGCAAATGATTGCTGAGCATCGATATAAGTTTGGAGTTGTTTTGCGACTGCCTCGTTTTGAACGAATGTCTTAACGAATTGAGTCTTTGCACCAGAAATGGTGTCGATAGTTGTGTTGATTGCTTGTAACATATTTTCTCCTATTAAGCGAGTTAAATTAAAAAATGCTACCCCGAAGGCATAGCGATCCTGCTTACTGTTTACAGGGACACCTTATCGTAGTGTCAGCCTTAAGACGCTCCTAAGGTAGTAGAGTCTTTACGTTCCCATCCCGATTGGGACAAAAATATTTATAACAGGTTACTTCTTTTCTGCAGGTTTTTTATCATCTTTTTTCGCAGGTGCTGGCGCAGATGCTGCTGGCTTTGCGTCCTTAGCGACTGCTGCTGGCTTCGCTTCTTCTTTCTTAGCTGGTGCTGCTGCTTGAGCAAAAACGGATGTTGAGAAAACTGCTGCTGTAAACAATGTTGCGATTGATTTCATAAGATATCTCCTATCATGTTAAAATTACTCAGCTTTTGGAACCTCGGAATCTTTTTGAAGTTTCTCAAACTGAGGTACTGCTTGCGTCCTAATTTTATTAATTAGTTCTGCAACTTTGATGAAGGGTTGGTCACCCAATGCGCCAAGAATAACATCAATTTCTTCTGGCTTAAATTTCAATTCAATATTCATATACTCTCCAATAATATAACGCTCCAAGTATTAATTTGGTTTACTTGTTTACGTTTTTTTTCCCAATATTATATTTTGGTACTAGTTCCCATTCATCTTTCTCTTTAAAAGAAAGAACCTTTATTTGCGAAAGTGATGCTTCTGGTCTCGATTCTTTCGATTTTGTTACAGAAAGCAAACCCCAATCTTGCAGTAATACTGCAACTGTGTTTCTTCGCTCAATATCGCTGCTAGTTAGATTAGACTCTTTTCCGTCTAAAGCAAATAACTCTTTGAAATGCACAATATAGTATCTACCTTGTTTGTGCAAAATATGACAGGATTGGTAAAGTTTCTTTTCTTTTCTTGACGCAATACCAATACGTGTCAATGTCTCCTTAATTTTAAGGAAGTTATCTGGTTCGGGTAATGTCACCTCGAGCATGCTGTCTGGAGTCCAGTCATAGTAAACAGTCTCAACAGTCATAATTTTCCACCTTTTTCGAATTTTTGTTTTATCATATTAAGTTGTTCTTCGGATAATATGGAAAGAGCAACTTTTGCCTTTTCTCTACTATAATTATAGTAGTTCATTACCATAGTCAAATCGTCTCCAGTTTCCAGCTTGTGCCATTTAGAGAATCGCTTTTTCTTGGTAATACTATTTAGCAAATAACGAAATTGCCACTTTTTTGGTATATAGTGGCGAACATTCATCTCATTTGCTTGTAGGCATGAGTCAACAAAAAATGAAAGACCTTTATTTACGATGTATGGATCGTAAAATTTTTGAAAAGATGGATCGTCCGATAAATCGTCCTTTGTAATATTAATACAATTTAGATAGTCAAATGGCGACATCGCACCCTCACTTAAACTTACAGCCGACCATAATTTCAGTCATTGCTGCGATATTATTAAGTTCTGGGTTTGCGACAAATGCTGCTTTGTATTGATAATCTGCTAAAATCAAAATAAGTTTTGGTACTGAACTTGCGTCCATAAAATCAACTGCATTGTCGTAAAGAGTCTTAAACAACTGAGAGGTGTCAATATCAGAATTTTTAGCAATCCATTTGCGTGTGTTTGCGAAATCCTTATCTTTTAGATAACCAATGAGTTCTTTAAAAGAGTCATCAGAAAGATTGATAAGAATACCAGTGTCGATTCGACCATTCACCGAATAACGCTGAAGTTCGTTCAGAACTCTACGGAAATCGGGGAAATATGTCTCAACAAGTTTCGCGACTGCTTTACTATCTACATCAGCAACACCCTCTTGTGAGAGGATATCCATTACTCTGCGATAAAACGCAGCAGCAACTTTTGGTTTTTCTGCTGAGGGGATTTTAAATTCAATTACTGAACATCTTGACCAGAGTGGTTCGATGATTTTGTGCTTGAAGTTGCAGGTGAAGATAAATCGACAATTGTTGGAAAATTCTTCGATAAAAGAGCGCAGGGCTGCTTGGTTTGCTGTTGTGAGATTGTCTGCTTCGTCAAGGATGACAACTTTCGTTGATGATTCGAGACTAACAGACGAGGCAAAGCTCTTGATTTTTGTACGTAGGATGTCAATTCCGTTCTCCTCAGATCCATTAATAAACATATATTCAGCACCGACTTCTCGGCACAATGCTTTTGCTATGGTAGTTTTACCTACACCTGCTCCACCTGAAAATAGGAACATAGGTAATTCACCACCAGCAACAAAATTCTTAAATGTTTCTTTTAGTGATTCTGGAAGAATACACTCATCAATCGTTTGTGGGCGATACTTCTCTACCCAAAGAAAATGGTCTTTCATAATATAGTCCTGAAGTAAAATTATTCAGCAGTTGAGCCAGTCTCAACAGCAACGTAATATGCTAGTTCTGCGCTTGTGTTCTTAAAACGACAAATCTTCATTTTAGCAATAGTAACGTCATATGCTCCAGGAAGCATCTTAAGGTTTTCAACTTTCAGATATGCTGTAAAATTTCTATCAGTTGTACCAAGATCAATTTCGAATTTATTACTTAGCGGATTCTTGTTGTCGAATACACGTGCAGTAACATTAGCACCATCACCAGAAATAGAAACATCGTTTACTTTCAAAATACCAGCAGAACGGATGACATGGTCTAGATCGCCTGATGTAAGTTTAAAAGAAATGTTTGTGTCATCCTCTGGGAATGCGATAGATTTGGTAGGTGCTTTCAATGTATTAGTGTCTGCTGCTTTGTACTTGATAACATTCTTACCTTGTTTAACTTCGACGATGTCGTTATTAAATGTAAACTCTGGGTCTTCGAAGAGTGAAACAACACCGAGGAATTCGTTTACATCATAGATACCAAAATCTTGTGGAAAAGATTCCTTTACAGTTGCTTCAGCAAAAACATTATTACCTTCGTTCTTTGTCGAAAGTTTATTACCCTGCTTAATTAGCAGATTCATGTTGATGGAGGCGAAGTTCTTCACGAGAGTTTGTGTTTCTTTAGTCAGTTTCATATTTTCTCCTTGTCATAATATGTATAAAGATTATACCGCAATTGTGTGTTTGTGTCAAATAAAATTTCTACTGTTCGCGGAATGCTTTACACTCCAAGGAACATCGAAAACGAAAGTGACTCTGTCAACAGAATCAATGTTTAATGCTGAATGTTGTTTCTTGTTATCAAACCAAAAGAACGTTCCTGGTTCAATTATATGAACTTCGCCATCAACTTCATAACGATATCTTCCCTGAAGAGAAAGATGAAATCTATCTTTGTTGAGATAGTATGTTCCATCGTCTATGTGTTGACCAACACCATCTCCTGGTTTTAATCTGAAGAATGCTGCTCTAGCAGTTTGAGAAATACCCTGATCCCTCAACCAAAGTCGTATTTCTCTATACTTCTTGTAGAGTGGTGTCTTGTATAAACCCTCCACATTTTTTGGATTCTGTCCTTCTGGAACAACAGCCATAACCAGAGGTAAGAACCCATATGGATTTTTATCACCACCAATATTTTTATACGTGCTGACTGCTTGCCAATCTTGTTCATTAGCAAGAACCTTGTCTCGAATTTTACTTATGTCGAGATTCCTGTAAATAAATCTAAAATTTGATTCCAAACAAAACTCCAAACAGTTTACTCAATACTATATTTAACATCGTGTTCATACAAAAACATCAGACAACACATCGCATGAGCCAAGTGATGCATACCAGATTCTGGGTCAATCTGTTCACCCTCTTTATATGACCACAGATGTCTTTGCATTGCGTCAAAGTATCTACGTTTTGAATCAGGAACATTCTTCCAATTATCTGGCTCATATTTCTCTGCGCCAAATGTAAGAACATCAACAGTAGCTCTCAAAGCAAGTGGAGGAAGCAAACCATATTGTGGTTTACCACCATCAAATTTACGACCACCTGTGGTGGCATTTTGAGACTTCTTAACTTCTGATTGTAGTGGTATTGCCATATCTTTCTCCAAATGAATGCACAAATGAGCACTCCGAAGAATGCTCATTTATAACTCACTTAATTAACGAGTAAATGCAGATGCACCAAGCATCTTAGTAGCCAAAGCAACCATTGCTCGTGATGGCTTGCCGAGACGGTACTTAACTACACGCTCGCCTGTGCTCAAAGTCTTTGGATTGCTGTAGACGCAATAACCTTGTTCGCGCAAGTAATGAACAGCACGTGCAGGATTCTTGAAACCAAAAGTTCCAGTAATCTGTTTTGCTGTCAATTCTTTACCACCTTCTAGACATTGAATCAATTTTGCTGTCTTAGTCATAAATAACTCCATAAAAAAATTCACCAATACGAAATGGGAAAATGGGATGCGCTGGTGAACACGCATCCCTCCCACAATTTAGAGATTAAGAGTTAGCAACTTCTTGAATGGAAGTAACGATATCCGCTACTTCTTGGTCGTACTCAACAGCGACGTCAGAGTCGTCGATGATTTTCTCAAGACGAGTACGCTCATCAGTTGTTGCTTTCTTCGCCTTAGCAGTTGTTGCTTGAGGCATAGGAATCTGATAGACTCCACGAGAAACTTTATTTGGACCAGTCAACCAGTTGGGGAAACCAACCTTATCACCACCAGCATCACGTTTCTCATTGAGAACCCAGTAAAGGGACTCAATCTGTTTACGAGTGGCAGTACCAGTCTTAGCGATAGATGGGTCTTCTTTAAGAATAGCATCAACGAAACGCTTTTGGGCTTTGGTTAAATCAGAATATTTCAACATAATAATTTCCTTTCGGTTTTCAAGTTTACAATCAATATTATACTATAATTTACTATTTTTGTCAAACACTTTTTAGGACGGGATCTCACCATCTACAGATTGTTCGGTTACATCCTGAACAGGTGCGGGTCCCACCTCCGCATTTGGGTCTGCCGAAACTTTGTCGAACAGATCCAAAAACGCATCTTTCGTCAACGGATCGAAACGATTGATAGCAAGATTCACTGACTTACGCTTGTCTTTGTAGATCGAAAAGTTCTTAACGATATGAACCAAACGACGAGTCGTAATCACTTCATCAACACCACCATCCTCGAACGTGCGACGAATAGCATCTGCCCATTTAACGAGAGTAGCAGCAAACTCGCCATCAAGGCAGTTATACTTCTGCATCAGATTCGTGACAATCTTCGTCTCAATCTTAGCGGAAGGATAATCTTGTTCAAATACAACAGCGAATCGCTCCAAGAATGCTTCGTTCAACACGTTGGTGCCGATATAGCGACCATCGTCTGAACCCTTACCCTTGGTGTTCGCAGTTGCGAAAATATTGAATCCTGCTTGAGGATAAACAATTTCATTCTTGGCTTTGATGTAGTAGGGTTTACCTTCAAGAATACCCTGCAAGCACATCAGCAAGTTGGCTGAACCAGCATCAATCTCATCAACGAGAATAGGAATACCACGACGCATAGCAACAACCATCGGACCATCTTCAACGACAACGTTACCATCGATCAGAGTCTTAGACGCAATCAGTTTATCTTCGTCATCAGTGCTGTTCAAGTTCACACGGATGAGAGGAATCTTATGCTTTGCGCAAATCTGCTCAATCATAGTTGACTTACCGTTACCAGTCGGACCAGTCACATAGACAGGGTGGAACAGGCGACTAGTGATAATCTTGTCGAGATCGGAGTGATTACCCCACGCAACGTAAGAAGGATCGACAAGGGGAGCAGCAACTTCTGCTTCAGTTACATAGACAGGTTTACGCACATCACTCTCAATTTCTTGCGGAACAATTTTAGCAACAGCACCACCACCAGCGATAGCATAAAGACCACGACCAACTTTATTGTTCATGAGCCAAGTAGGATATTTTGCGGTACCGAGAGCATCCATCGTGCTCATAATTTGCTGTCGACTCACAACACCTGACGACTGAACATCAGGAAACATTTCGAACAGTTTGGTTTCAAAGACTTGCTGATTCATAATCACCTTTCATCATAATATAGATCAATTATACAATAATTCTCAATTAATGTCAAACAGTTTACCAAGAAGATTGGTAATAAAAATCTGACTTTTCGAACGCAGGGTCGCTGAGGATTTTCTTAAAACGATCAACAGTAAACTGAATATCACCCATGTAAAATTCATCATACTCAGTTGAACCGAAGAAAAACCCACTGCGAGTTGGCATCAATTCAATTGCTTGTTTCGGCTCAGCGATAATTTGCTCACAGAGTTTCAACAACTCCTGCAGTTGCTCACGTGAAACATGATATTCGCCACAGTCATCTGTGCCATTCTGCACGTTGTCAACAAACCACTGATGAATCGCATTTGCTTTGCGCCAGTAGGCAACACGGAAAGTTACTTCCTGAGCACCATAATCACCATCCTCATCGCCTTCAACACCGAACAGTTCGTTGATAGAATTGATTCGCTGGGAATCTTTCTCATCAAAATAACGACTCATGTATTTTTTGGCTGACAAGTACATATCCAAACCCATAGCAATTCTCCTTACGCTACTTTACGAAAATAACCATACGACAAACCGAGCAAAAAGCACAGGTATTCGTCATCACCATCACTGCCTTCTGCTTCGTGAACCCAGCGCAATGCTTGTTCGCGAGACTTGGCACCACACATCATGAGATTCAGCATACGCATCTCGAAGTCATGCGAAGCACGATCTTCGTCGATTTGACGCTGTTTCTCGTTGCGCTCAATTTCAGAGCAGCACAACTCAAGTTGTTCCTTGAGTTCTTCAACAGTCATTACTGACATGTTCATAAAACGAGGGCGAACACCATGCGCATCTTTATACGCATCCCACAAAGAGCACTCAAGTTGCTCTTTCTCAGACATTTCTTCCCAAGACTTAAATTCGCTCATTTTTTCAGTTCCATTTTCAATCATCATAGAATAATTATACGTCCAAACCGAATATTTGTCAAGCAATTCGAAAAATAACCCTACAAGTCGTAGGGGATTGGTAAATTATTGATTTTTAAGGAAAAAAACGGAAAAAAAGGGTCTCCAAACCGAAAAAATCGGCTCGGAGACCTTCAAGGTCGTCAAGCGACGACGCCAACAAACCTATTCAGAAGGATTCGGCTGGTTTTTTTCGCCGATAGGTGCTTTGTGAACTGTTTTGCGATCGCTGCAGCAGTCATTTTAGTCATATCCTCATTCAATTCCTCTTCAGCGACCTTGTGGTCAGCTTTCAGAAGGAAAAGTTCGTCATGACCAAAGACTTTTAGACCAGTGAACCCTTCTTTAATCATATCACGACGAGCATCGTAAACAATTTGGTCATTTGTTGACAGATCGTAAGTCGCCATTGCGTAATTGATATCACGAGCACGTTTATCAGTGACATGGAAACCAATCGTACCGCAGTCATAACGATCTTTGATAAGTTGAGTAAGCATATTACCCCACTGAGTGTTGTTATCGATAGAATACACTTTCTTGGTAACAGGACAACGCAAGAAACGAACAAGACGGATTTTCTTATTACCATCCCAATCATAAGAACCATGCATACTCACAGTTCTACTACCGTAACGTTGTTCCATCTCAGTCGCAGTGCTATCGACAACTTTATTATAGTGGTTGACACGACCACCATCGCCATCGGTCAATTTAATCAATGTAAACTTCTCAATATGATTAACACGAACAAACTTCTCGCTATAATCATACAAGAAACCAAGTGCTTCGTTCAGAGGTGTTCCACTCAAATTATAACCATCAGCACAAAAGCCACGAGACATAGAAAACAGAGTTCTACACATTTTTTGTAGATCGGTATTCGTCATCTTATGACTAAAGAACTCGATAAGATTAAAATTAGTTTCAAGACCAAGTGTGTGCTCAGCTTGTTTAGATACTTCATTTTGATGACGAATTCGACGCAAATAAACTTCCTCATCAGTCATACCTGCGTTGCGCACAGTACTATCATCGGTAAAGGCAAACACTTGGAACGGTATTTTAACACGATGGCAGAATAACACCAACGAAATAAGTTGCTTGACCGTATCGTTGATGTAATCATACATCGAACCAGACCAATCAAGAATAAACAACATACCGTGTTTCTTACCATCCTTCGTGATAGCAATAGACTTGAACAAATCTTCACGGATTTTAAATTGAGCCAACTTGCGAGTGTCAAGAACACCAGACTTAGCGATCTGAACACGTTTGTAGTCAGTTGCTGCTTTGCGCATCTCAAACTCTTTCACAAGATAAGCAACGACACGTTGTGTCTCAACCATGAAAGTATCAAAGTCGCCATTTAACTCTTTAGAGTAATGAGATAGCATATCAACACGATGTTGATACCCAGATTCCACTGCTTTCTGAATTGTGGTTTCAATTGAGTTCTGATTATCAACAAGGACTTTCTTGTAAGGGATGATAATATCATTTTCAAAAGAACCCAGACGCACCATATCAATGTAAGTATAGCGAGTGTTTACGTCAGCGGACTCAGCCAACTTTTCCTCGAACGAACGCATCGTGATTGGGTCAAGTGGAGTGTCATCGTTGCGAACATTATCCGCATCAGTACCAGCACCACGACCAGTGTAATCATCGCGATCGTTACGCTCTTCATCTTTCTTTTCTTCTTCGACACCTTCATATTCATGGCGATTGGTCTCATCATCCATGGTATCATAATCATCGCCGAAGTCTTCGTTGTCGAAGTCAAGTTGTTCGTCTTCTTCCTGCTCTTGCTGACGTTCTTGCATCATGCGTTTAAAATCTTCGTCATTCGACAACTGTTTCAACAGATCCTGTTTTTGTTTCTTAGTGTAATCGAAAACTTTACGAGCAAGGGTAACTACATCATCAATAGACTCGAGACGTGCGACTTGGTCAACCAGATATTTCTCAGCTGGTGTAAACTTCACACCACAGTCAAACCCTGCTTTGTAGTACAGATTAATTTTATCAATCAGTTGCAGTTTGTTGACATCGTGCTTAGACAACTCAAAGAAATCTCGCTCATTCAGTTGCTTGTAACCTTTGTTGAAAACAGTACGCAGTCCAGGATACTTACGTTTCATCAACTTCTCAATACGAGCATCTTCAAGAACATTACAGAAACCATGGGGGATACCCTTGCGTTCTTCGTTTTGTTTGGCTTTTTCGAAGATGCTATAATCGGTATAGAGAGCATGAGCAACTTCGTGTGCTTTGAGCATCTCCTCAATCTCGGGAGTCATGTTTTGCCATTGCGGCAAAGTCAGCACACGATTAACCACATCGAATGATGCAGTAGAGACAGGTGCTCGCTGAATCAACAGGTTTTCCTGAGCAAGCAAGCGAGTAGTAATATCGTTAGTTTGAAATTGTTGGGTCATAGTTTTATTTAGAATTCAAGTTTCGATAGAGTAATTATACACTGATTTTGATTAAATGTCAATCAACGACTGCAGTCTTCGTTTCGCATGGGAGACACCACCCATTTTCTCACCATTGATTCGAATATTGCGACCAGAGATAATCAGCTGCAAATTCGGAGCAGTATACGTATAAGTCAACTGTCCTCTGACTTGCGACTTCTCTCTAGTGTAATTAAAACCACCAAAGAACAAAGTGTCTCGCAGTTCTTCGCTGGCCATCTTAGCGAGAAAGGAATTATGCGCCATAGTAAAGAGCATCCTCATCGTATGATTGGCAAGCATACAACATGTTCATATGCTCAGCAAACAACTGGTCAAGTGTTTCTTCTTCAAGCTGACTCAAGTAATCAGACATTCGCTGAGCAGCATTCTCAGCAGCAATTTCACAGCAAACTTCATTTACGTCATCAATCGTCATTATATATTTCTCCATGTTCTAGGACAAACCTTACATAGTAATTATACTGGTTTTTGAATTAATGTCAAATTAATTTTTCACGAAACCAGAAGTGTCTTTCTTCGCTTTACCTTTGGCTTTGAGACCCACAATCACATTCTTCGGATCCAAGAAACGAAGATCGGTATCATCGCCATTAACAACTGTTCGTCCGATATATGTCTCTGGAACTGTTCGGAAAACAGCAGCAACATTCATACCAGAAGATGCAGCCAGACGAGTATCCATGTCGTTACCATCAGCAGCAGAGAAAGTCAGGTGGTAGTTCTTTAGACTAGCAACTTTGCGATTGCGCATTTTCGTGTAGTCATAGAACTGAACCTGCGGAAACTTCTCGATGATACCATACTTTTCCCAAGCAATGTCGCTGGTACCATTAAGACGGAAGCAAGGAATCAACCCTTTCTTCTCTGCTTGTTTGATGCCGAGTTTGATATCTGCTTCGAGATCAACAAGAAACTGTTCGCGACTCTCAAAGAACATGCGAGTTTTACGTTTGCGTGCTTCTTGAATCATGTTGGTGGTTTCACCTTTCTTGAACATGCCACCACGACCAGCTGTATTCAGACAAGCAGAAGTGCAACCAGCAGTACGTTTTGGGCAGGTCTCGTAACCAGACACATCGGCAGGGGACAGGTGAAGGACGAAAGACATGTAACCTTTCTTTTCGCCTTTGAGCAGTTTCGGATTACCAGTAGAAAGTAATTTCATGTTATCTCCTCAAACAGTTCTGCAGAACCAACCATTGCGCTCAATTTTACGCTTGGCTGACATCATCGTTTTACGGAAAGACATAAACTCGGGAGTCGGATCAGCATTGATACCACCGAGAGCCATCATAGCCAACAGAGCAGCATCACGTTTGGCATAAGTTTCGACAGCATGCAGAGGAATCAACACTTGACGAGCCGAACCATTGGCATCTTTAAACACAGGGCTGGTATACAGAACCTTCATTTCGTTTTCCTTTTTAATCATCATAAGATAATTATACATGAAATTCGAATTATTGTCAATACCCCAAAAAAATACCCCTACAAAGCGTAGGGGTATTTGGATCCTTATTGGATGGGGGCTGTAGGGGCGAAAATTTAGAGTTTTTCCATGATGGTTTTGTGTTTCATGTCTTCGCCAAATGAAAGATTCTCATAGAACATCCTCACCAACCCTTTACGAGCAAGGGATACACCACAGATAATCATTGTCATGGCATTTGTTGCTTCATGTAAATCGTTGTCATCTGTTATGACCAACCCCTCGGCAGTCATGAGCATCATGGTCAGAAGAATCAGATTCTCCATTGCATCTTCATCGTTCTCAGTATTATTGACCATCTCAATAAGTTCTTGAATACTACGATCGCTGGCATTCTTAAAGAAATCGCCAAGAGACAAGTATGGTGCTTTAATTAGATCAAAGGCAAGAAGTCTGATTGTTGCGGGAAGATGAGCCGAACTAGCGACCTGTTCGAAGTTTACATGGTACTCATTACTATCATCATATTCAAGTTTTAATTCCATCGATCCAGTCCTCCGCATAGTCTTCCGCTTCTTGTTGAGAAGTAAACATTGTTACAAACCATGTACCGAATTCAGATTTTACTCTTACGTAATAATTGCCTGTTTCGGTTTCTTTCTCAACGAGAGATTCTCGTTTACTATTTTCAGCGAAGTACTGGGAAAGAATAACTCTGTTATCCATATATTCTCCAGCTGTTATAAATTTAAGATCGTTCATTTTTTAACCACTCATGCGCTTCAGTGTCACTGTCAAAATATGGACTTATAACTTTGTGTTTTTCATTCACCCAGAAGTAAGTATATGTATGCATACCTGCATCTCTGTATTTTATCAGTTCTATTTTTTGTTCCATGAAGAGTGATGTCCCTTATTCAGAATGACTCCATTCCAAATCATATTTAGAGCAACACGGATTTGTTTAACCGCATGCTCCCAGTAGTATTGACGATACGTCTTAGCCATAAGTCAATGCCATAAAGTTTGTGTCCTCTGGCATCATTTCCATCGACACACCTTCAACACCAGTCAACTCTTCATGAAAATTCGCATAGATACCATGCGTGTAGCCAGTCATACCATACATTGCTTTGTGACAGCGATAGACACTGCCAGAAGAACCATGGAACAGATAGCACTGACCATCTTCCTCAATGCGTGTACAACCAGAGTTTAGTTTCCACGATTGACCATAAAGATAACTACCAGCCCAGCTGGCAAGAATCTTGTAAGTTGTTTGATCTTTGCTCTCAAACTTGAGCATTACCCACCTATCAGGATTGTATTCAGACATCGTCATCCTCACTCATATATTTTGCTTGCCTTGCTTGATACTCTGCTTCATGCTTATTACACAGAGTGCGAATCCATCCACCATGACGAATCGTACCACGATCGCCACAAGTCTCACAGGTTACAGATGCCCATGACTCAGCCATACGAACCATACCAGAAATATGCTCATCCCCACCATGATAGTAGAAACGCAGTCCACCAAACTTTTCTTTGACTTGGTCAGCAACTGTCCAGTGAACCTTGTCAGTGATATTATGTCCATTCTCCATAATTTCCTGAGCACGTTCTTCATGCCACTCTCGGGCAGGGCGACCAAGTGTCAAATGTTTCATTAGGGCATCGTATCCTTTTTGGCGAGCACGTACAATGCGCAAGTCATTAGCACGCATATTACGTCGCCATTTGGTATAGGAATCAATATTTCCGCAGAGAGATTCCAGAATGTCAAACCATCCATCACCACACTCAAATCCCCAGCACATAGCAGTCTCGGTCATCGGAGCATAGCGATTCCGAAATATGCGAGGGTACTTCTCTACAAGTTGCTTATCCAGTTCTTCTTTCATCACGCCACCTTCCAGTAGTCATTCTCTTTATACTCAATGTTCTCAGAGCCATCATACTCATGGATCTTAAACATAGTTCCCTGAGGAATCCACTCTACAACCAAATCATCTACCCCACCGCAATAACATTCGGGATACGTCTTGCGACAGTAATCCATAATATTATTGACCCAGTCCATACGACGAGAATCCTCAGAATCCAACTTATTCATCTCTTCTACCATATAGACAATAGACGGATCAAATAATAGGGCATCGCCTCCCTCGCGAATCGAATTCCAAGTACTCCATCCAGCACCGAATCCTGGAGAATACAACACAGCCACTCGACCATCGCGAATGGCTTTCTTCATACCATTATCCATTACAATATCCATACCATTCCTCTTTGCATTAAATTCTAGAAACTCAACATCATCCAAGGGCACGACTCTGAAATCGCCATTCGCCAAAGTTTCAATCTTATTGTTCATCTCTCCACTCCTACTATTAGCCATTGCTTTTTTACTTTGAAAACCTGTCATCTCGAAATCCTTAACTCTGCTTCAGGTGTTTCCCTGCAAGCATTACAATAATTATACACAAAATCCACCAATCCATCATAAGAACCCCAACCATTGCCAGGATTAAACTTCCTGTATTTGTCAGGATTGGATGTAAGTATATTCAATCCCTCATACAGTAACTCGGCAATTTCATTCGCTTTCGTGTAGGGAGGATTACATTCATCAGGTCGCCAAAGAATCTGATAGAGTGTAAGACCATTGTCTAACTTCACTTCTGCAGCCATCTTGCCAAGGTTGTGAGTAATGTTACCCGAGTATACCTCAGTGGGTTGTTCGACCATTAGTGAAACATCAAGACTCATACGTGTACTCCAATATTATACCCAATTATACTCAATTATACCCCAACCATCCCTTTTTGTCAAATTATTTTTTTGCAGATAATTCGAGATAATTGATGACCCCCCCCCACCTTTGGTGCGAAGTTCGGAGACGGAGACAGAGATGGGTACCCACCTAGCCATAAGGGACCCGAGCCACAAAAGGGGACCCGAAAATACTAGTATTTTACAAACCCCTACCCCCCCATTCCTAAAACAAAAGTTTTACATTCGGCTCAGCAGTTCTGTCACCTCATCACTCACTTCTGTCTCAGCATCCAGTTCAGCAGCAATCACTAGTGATTCAAGCACCTCTACAATTTTGCGAGTGTTTTCTTGTAGCTTCTCTTTCCACTCAGTGTACTCATCGTAGCCATCAATCTGCCACATGGTATCCAGTAGTTGGACTTGGTACTCAGTAAGACCATCTATGCTAATCACTCGCTCATTATTGTTCATCATGTTCTCCATATGTATCATCAAACAACATCATGACATGCTCATCAGCAATCATGATCTCTTCATCAATCACCATTGTCCTGACATTCAGATCCAACAGGGCACACACATCAGTGAGGCTCATAGTAGTACCCCCCCCCCCACCTAGCGATTAATCTGTATATCGAACGAGTGCTTGCGCATCTTGTTGTCATACAGAGTCATTCTCGAAACGATCCCTGTTGCATTGAACATGTTGCTGTACAGTTGGAAAATCGCTTCATTCATGTTGCTGTTGTCACCAACTGAGCGACGCTTGATGCGAGACTCGGTTGTATAGAAAGAAACACCATTCACAATTACTCTCATCATTTTACTTCTCCTATTAAGCAGTCAACATGTAGGTAGCGAGGTCTTTCCACTCTTTGTTGGAAGCACGAACCTTGCTCACAGAGATCAGAGTGCGGAGGGATATCTCCTTGCACTCATCTTTGATTTCTTTGATCAACTCGATCGCATCGTTAACGATGGTCTTGTCATACTCAGGGAGAAACTCATCAGAAGCAGCGATGGTGGCCATGCGTTCGATTTTCTGGTCAACGTTCATGGACAGATCGATCATCATCGAGCGACTACGGATCGCTTGATCGATCTTGCCATCATCGAGGTTCGAGATGAAGATCACACGACCTTCGAAGTTGAACGAACGAGGCAGGTCGTCATCACGCATGTCAGAGTTCCAAGAGATGATGCGCTTGCCGTAGCTGTCAAGAGCAGACTTGAGGATGTTCAGTGCAACTGGATCTTTTAGAACAGCGTCACAGTCATCGAACACAACGATGCCTTTGTTGTTCTCGAAGAGAGTACGATAGAGACCTTTGGGTGTTGAGTAACCCTTGACCATACGGAAGCACTTACGCATGTTCAGGATTGAGCCAGCTTGGAATTCAGCCAAGTCAGAGATATCTTTGAAACCCTTGGACTCGAGAGTCTTGGTCACAGTGTAGGTCTTACCCAAACCACCTTCGCCAGTGATAATCGCAGAGGGCTGTACACCATCAGCAACCATGGAGACCAACTGCTCAACAAATTCGAATCGCTTGTTGATACCGAATTTGTCAGACTTCGGCTCAAGAGCAGTGGTACCAACGATCTGAGCAAAGTTCATTTTGGTGCCAGTGATCTTCTTATAGTGATACTCAACCACGTGCTCGAGATCAGTACCTGTTTTACCAGTCGAGACAATCTTATCGCCAAGACGGATTTCAGATTTGCCGTTACGGAGGGTTTTTACAGAGACTTTCAGAGCATTCATTTTCATTTCCTTTTTCATATTCAATAATAGAATTATGCCTGAAATCCGAATATTCAGCAAGCACTTTCGTGCAAAACCCTACGTTGCATAGGGTTATTAGTGACTACAGTCTAAGTTAGTTAGTACTTACTTACTTGCTACAGTCCAGAGATCTCCAGCTGTGTCAATCTCGTAATCTACGATGCCTACTACAGCTGGGTCATGGGGTACCAGTGGATACATAGACTCGAGTTCTTCCTCAGTGGCATTCGGATGACTCTTTTGATGTGCGATAATCCATCTGCTCTTCTCAGCTGAATCACTGCCACTGTTCATAAATCGCTTAGTTGTCTGTCGCAGTTTCTCTTTGTGCTCATCTGTTAACACACGACCTTGCGTTGCGTGACTGCGAGAGCAGAATGGTCCACGTTTGCGATGTTCAACACCACACACAGGACAGTTCTTTTTTCTATAAACATTTGGCATTTTATCTTAGTTCCTTAGCGAATCTCTTAGAAAATCCATTGATGGACGCATTCGAACACACCACCATCACTTTCTGCCCTTTACCAACACTACCAATCCAAGTTCACTGTATACCTTTATCCAATAGCAATTGTATCATCTTACGTTCATGCTGTAAGTCTGTAATACGCCCTCGAATGTCATGATATTCTTGGGTAAGTGTACTTTCGCCAATCATTGCATCTAAGTATTGATGTGCTGCTTTATCAGTTAGTCTGGTGATTTCTGCTTCTACTAATACTTTACGATCTTTTAACATTATTCTCTCTCTTCTTTAGAGTTATTCCATAGTTCAGCAATTGCAATAGGGATGATTATAATAGCAAAGTGTAGTATTTTATACGTTAGTATGATTGGACTGAGAGCAATGATAATTATACCTTTTAGCCAGAGTTTTATGTCATAGTTTATCATTGTTGTCCCCTGCCCAGATTAGTAGCCAGACTACCACTGCCACTAGGATTGTGAGTAATATTTGCCAGATGCTCATTCTTCGGATGGGACGTTGCCCTCGATTTCAACAACCACGTTGCCCACTTTCTCTGTTGTGCGAAGATTGTTTTTATTCACACCCTCGAGATATAGAAAGTTATAGACGGCAAGACCTTGGACTTCATCACCATAGAATACATTAACATCTTGTATATCCTCTGTGATGATTCGTTTGGCTAGTTGTTGTAGGTCAGAAATTGCTTGTGTTGAAAGGAAAGACTCACGACCTTCCTCGAATGCGACTGTAAGTAGTTGTTCTGTCATGTTTTACTCCCTTGTTGGACCGAAATACCATGTCTTTACTGGACCATACAACTGTTCTATTAGTTTTCTGGCTTGAAAGACGTCGTTTGCTTGTACTTTTATTTCAATGCTTGAGCCACCAATCTGCGGTACGACTGTTGCTTTATATGTAAAGTTCACTCTGGTTCATCCTCTGGTTCTGGTTCTGCTATTGGTGTAGTATCTTCTTCGCACTTTGGAGCAGACCACCATGTGCGTAGTGGACCATAGCGATCCTTGATTTGTTGTACTGCTTCTTCAACGCTGTTAGCATGAGCAACAACTTCCTTTGCCCTTGTGCCATCCATGTCTTGTACGATTACTGCTTTGTATTTTTTGGTCATACCTATTCTCCTTTGCTGAATATGTACTATTTATTCAACGCTACCTCCGAAGGCACGTATCAAAAGATTACAAGCAGCAATGTATTTGTGATTACCAACCACATCTTCAGGGTGTAGCCAGTAGCCATCAGGGTTCATTTCGTTCTTGGGATTGGCAGTCCACTGGTCCAGTTCTGACTGAAGATAGTCACGCCAGTCTTTTAGATTGGCAACTGTAATGCTGTCTGCTGTTTCCTGAGGTATTTTAAAATCACCACTCACATTCGTACTCCTCTTCATAGGTTTCAGACATGTCAATAATATCAGTCAAATCCATAGCACCTCTGCGAATGTATGCCTTTCCACCATCAGTAAAAATAGCACCACACTTACATCTTACAAAGTCATGACGATGTGTACTTTCAATTATGTCTTCACATTTACGACATTGGCATTTATTCACCAACACTACCTCTCTCTTACGAATTGGCATATGACACTCCCATCGCTTTCATCATTTTGGATTTTACACGCAGGTTCGGCTGACGGTAGCGTTCAGTAGGTGTGAATCCCATCATCGAACCAATCTCAACAACAGCACCACTGCGACAGATACCAGCATGACAGTGTACCAACACATTCATATTGGTTTCTAATGCATGCTGTAGAAGCATCACAATTTCCTTTGCTTGGCTGTCGGTGATTTTAAAATCTTCATCAAACCCATCTTCGTCCTCGGCATCGAGAAACTCAAAACAGTAGACTTCTTTGAATGAATATTTGGTTGGACAAAACTCAGTTGCTGGATCCTGAATGCGTATAAGCATTGTGTTGGTGCCAAGATCACTGTGATGACCAAGATGTACGGCACTCATGCTTACGTTTTCAATCCAGCGTATCATACCAATTCTCTTTTATCAATCCAAATACACGTTCCATTGTACTGTGATGACCAGCTGTAGCCATCACTACCTTCGTCCTCTGGCAGTTCAGCATACTCAGCAATGTCTGCTGCTCGATCCTTACAGTTTTTCTCATCACGGAACACATCAATTAGTTCTGTATCTCCATCGACTACCATCAGTAACACATAGACAAACTCAACATTGCTTTCTGCGATCATAACAACTCCTTCAAAAATTAGTGCTGGTTTTTCTTTATAGTCTGTAACCAGCAAAAATAGACTGCATCAGTTTATGACTCTTTCTTTATAGTCTCTCAGTCAAAGGACGCAACGACCTGTAGATATAGACTGCTGTTTTGGCTAGTTTAAAGTCTTGCCACGGATATCCCTCCATTAAGACTTTTATCATCGAATGTAAACTGAAAATTTTTCAGCGTCTCGTTTTAAACATGTCAATGCCATTACATCATACCTTGGACCACGAAACCTATAACGGAGTCCTTTAAAATTGTTTTTCAACTGTGCCTGCACTTCTGCAAGTAAACTGATAGGAATGTTTTTGTACAGTGCTCGTTCGCCACGACACTGAAACTGTTGTAGGTTTATTCCCATGATTTCTTATCACCAAACTGTTCGTTATATTCGTAACCCATGAAGTACGCACGCATCTCTGCGATACTCATGTCTTTGGGTTCAACTCGATCACCATTGTAACTTCCCTCAGGATACCAATGTGGGTCTTCTGGACGACTGTAGTAACTATCAGCTGCACCACGATCAAAGGGACTACCATGAGTGCGATCAAAAGTTTGACCACGATATACAATTGTTTTATCAATAACCATTTTAATTTTCTCCATAATATTGAGCATCATCGTTTGCCACTTCATCGGCATAAGACAAGAACTCGTACTGTTTTTCAACTTCCAAATTTTCTCGTTGTTCAATCAACTGCTCAGCGAGATCAAAAGAGATACCAAAAGTTGCAACCAGATATTTGATTGACATACCTTGCTCAACGGCATCCATAACATCAGCGTGTAAATCAGACATTTTACTCATAATTATACCATTGAAATTTGAACATCATAAGAAACACGATTCATCTTGTGGTCATAGACATGCATAGTTGATGCGATGCCAATTCCATTATGTAAATTTTCAAACAACTGACGAACAACTGTATTCACACTAACAGAATCACCAACACCACGTTTGATAGCTGCACCTGTCGTATAGAAAGATACACCATTTACAATTACACGATATTTCATAATCAATCCTTATTTAAAAACAATCAAAGCCAACAAGATACTGTTGAAGAAGAAACCGACTGCATTCGATACGATATACAGCGTATCTTTTTGCACGATTGCTCTAAACAAAAACAGCATCAAACCAGACCAAACAAGAATCACCATGCTAACAGGTGGAACATTGCTTGAATAACCTAAAATCACTCCAAGAGTCGTTGGGAGAGTAGCACCATGAATCAGTACCATTCCTAACCAACCACTAAGAGCACCAAA